ATCAGTTTGAAATTTCTTGGGATGAGGACAATATTCTTCAATACAAAATTCCAAGGGTATATGCATTCAAAAGACCTACATGGGAAGTAAACCCAACCCGTAAGATAGAAGACTTTAAACTAGCATTTTATACTGACCTAGGTGATGCCATGATGCGTTTTGCATGTATGCCAACATATTCATCTGATGCTTTCTTTAAGCAGATTGACAAGGTTGAGAAGTGTATGAACACTAGAAACCCACTAGATTCATTTAGAAGGTTTGATGAAACTTTTGTACCAGATCCAGATAAAACATACTATATTCATGCTGACCTTGCACAAAAACACGATAAGTGTGCGGTAGCAATTGCTCACGTAGATAAATGGGTAAATATCCAGGTAATTAAAGACTACGAACAAGTAGCACCAATTGTAGTGGTAGATGCAGTTGCTTGGTGGGAACCAAGAGCAGAAGGTCCTGTTAATCTATCTGAAGTTAAGCAGTGGATTATGAACCTACGCAGACAAGGTTTTAATATCGGAATGGTTTCATTTGACCGTTGGCAGTCTTTTGATATTCAAAATGAGTTGCAGGCAGTTGGAATTAGAACTGAGACAGTCTCTGTTGCCAAGAAGCACTACGAAGATCTTGCTATGATGATTTATGAAGAGCGTGTTTCTATTCCAAGAATCCCTATCCTATTAGAAGAAATGTCAGAACTTAAAATCATGAAGGGTAATCGTGTAGATCACCCACGCAAGAAATCTAAGGACTTGGCTGATGCTGTAACTGGAGCGGTATTTGGAGCAATATCACATACACCAAAGAATAATAATACTGAGATAGATGTCCATACTTGGTCTTCTTCTGCACGATTTGCAGAGAAAGACAAGGGTATGGTAGAATTAGATAATCGGAAAATGCCTGACGATGTTAGGGATTTTTTAGATGGCTTTAATTTAATTTAACTTTCTGGTCATTGGACCAGACAAAACTAACAAGGAGAAATAACGAATGAATTCATTCAAGAAGATCGCACTAGCCGTGGTTGCAGCCATGACTTTGGGCATGGTCGCAGTAGCACCTGCAAATGCTACAGTAATGACAGTAGCGGTAACGCTAGATGGAACAGCGAACACTACTAACGGTGTAATCGCTACACCTGCGTCATTGCCAGTCCCAGCAGATAATACAATCGATGCAGCAGATGCACTACGCTTTGTAGCAACAGTGGCAGCAGGAACATCAGTAACTGCAACTGCAACTAACGCAACAATTGTATCAGCACTACACACATCAGCAGCACCAGTCGGAGCATCGTCAGGATCATCATCTTTGACAATTGCAACAGGCACTGGAACAACTGCAACATTCTTTGTCTACACAAAGACAACAGCAATTGGAACCGTTGTAATTAACAATGGTGGAACAACTCTTACATACTATGTACAGGGTACTGCTGGCAAGATCAACAACCTAACAGTTTCAGCACCTTCAGCAGGTGCAGCAGGAACTAAGCAGGATATCGTTGTAACTGCAACAGATGCATTTGGTAACAAGGTATCTGGCAAGTCAATTACAGCAACAGTCTTTGCTGCAACAGCAGTACTAGACACAGCAACAGTAACAACTGGTGCTACACTAACAGATTTTGGAACAGCAACCTTCAAGGCTACTCTTCCAACAACTGGAACACGCTCACTTATTACATTTGCTCCAACAACATCTTCTGATGCAGTTGCTGCAGCAGTAGTAGGTTTGACTGCTCCAACACTTGCACCATTCGCAGAGATTGCAGTTCGTGATCTAGTATCAGAACTTGCTGCTGAGAAGGCTGCAAAGGATGCAGCAGTTGCTGCTAAGGCTGTAGCAGATGCTGCAGTTGTAAAGGCTGCTGCAGATGCAGTTGCTGCTAAGGCTGCTTCAGACAAGGCACTTGCTGATGCAAAGGTTGCTGCAGATGCAGCACTTGCTGCAGCAGTTAAGGTAGAGACAGATAAGGCTGCTGCTGCTAAGGTAGCATCAGATGCTGCTCTACTTGCTAAGGATGCACAGATTGCTAAGTTGACTGCAGATAACGCTGCAGCAATTAAGTCTATGAAGGCTGCATTTAACAAGTTGGCTCTTCAGTGGAACAAGAAGAATCCAAAGGCTAAGGTTGCTCTAGTAAAGTAACAATAACTTAAAAGTTTGGGAGTCAGGAAACTGGCTCCCTTTCTTTTTGCCTGCATGTCTAATTGAATAATTTGATATAATAGGCAAGAGGAGAGTCCACCACTTTGAAAAAACTCTTGCGTATATTTACAGTTTCTACCCTTGCCTTTGCTTGGCTTTTAATAGCCCCTACAGAGGCTAATTCTGACGACCCTATAACAGTAGGTGCACAGAGGATAGAAGCCCTTAATGAGAAGGTCTCAGACCTTAATGATAGTGCTGAATTAGTCTCACTTATTGGCGTGGCACAAGATAAGTATGACGCTGCCGTAATTTCCAGGGACAACAAAATTTCAGCAGAAGAAACATATGTCCAAGCGGTAGATACAGAAGCAGAATCCCTATCAACCCTCAATACAAAAATATCAAACCTTTCTTCAGCCCAGTCCTCAGTAGATGGACAAACATCTACAGTTGCTTTAGCATTAACACATAAAGATGATGCTCAGGAAGCATTGGCAATAGCCAACCTTAATCTTCAAACCACACAATCTAATATGCAGGCTGCTGGGGGAACAGGTTTGGCATACACTGTTTATACTCTTGTTAGACAGGGTAATGTTGCTACCCCAGGATCTGTGCTTTGTTCTGGCACCTGGAACTCAAACTCTATGCAACTTCCAGTTTGTGGCAATAGATATGAAAATTTTGTTGTTAAGTTTACTGGAACAATTACTGTTCCAGCATGGTTTACAACAACATATTTTGCAGGCTCTACAGACGATGGATTTAGAATGTACGTAGACGGAAATCTTGCAATAGATCAATGGATAGAGCAAGGGACTACTTGGAGCGACTATTCACCAGTATATGATGTTAGCGAAGACAAAACATTGGGTGTAGAGATTTGGTGGTATAACGGCGGAGGACCTGGAAATTATCATCTTGGATGGGCAATTCCTGGAGGCTGGACTGGAGCAGGATGCGACTATTCTGGAAATCCAAGAGTATGGGGACAAAACTTTAGTTGTAATCTTGGAACATTTTCTTCTGGCCCAGGTGCAACACAGGAACAGATAGATGACTACAACGAAGCACTTGCAGCAAGAACATCTGCTTTGGCAGTATATAACGATAAGTTATCTGTTTACAATCAGGAGGTTGCAACACTAAATGAATTACAAGATGACTTAGAATTAGCGCAGGAAGAAAAAGATGCTGCAGAAACCACATATGAAATTGCAGAACTAAACACTGCTTTAGCATTAGCAGCAAAAGATTTAGCAATTGAAAACTACAATAGTGCTATTGAAAATATGAATGATGCTATCACTGCTGCTGAAGAAGAGTATGATGCTCAATGGGATTTTGAAGAGAAGCAGAGAATTAATGCTGCTATTGCTACTGCCCTTGCAAACATGCCACAGCCAGAACCAACACCAGAGGTTACAGTTGAGCCTAGCCCAGAGCCTTCTCCAGAACCATCAACTGAGCCAACAGAAGAACCTACTGAAGAACCTACCACAGAGCCTTCTGCAGAGCCTACAGAAGAGCCTACAGAAGAGCCTAAGCCAGAGCCAACTGATGAGCCAACCCCAGATCCAGAAACAACAGAGGAGCCAGTGGTAGAGCCAACTGAAGAACCAACTCCAGAACCTACACCAGAACCAACTCCTGAACCAGAACCAACAACTAATCCTGAAATAGAAGATGAAGAGTTGGCTGAACTTATTCCTGAAAAAGGTACAGGAACAGCAGAAGATTTATCTGGAGTTATTGCTAACCTTACAAGCAAGGATAATAAGTTAGTTACACTTTCACCTGAGCAAGTAGAAGCAGTTAGCCAAACCCTAAAGTCTTTGACACAAGAAGCAAAGGCAGAGATTGCTGGAGACCTTGGTATCAAGGCATCAGAAGTTGCACAGATTGCTGAGCAGATGAAAGATAACCCAGCACTTGCCTCAGCATTTGTTGAGTTCGCAGAAAGAGCAGGGGATGCAGGAGAAACCCCAATGCCATTTACATTAGCAGATGCAGTAACAGAAGTACAAACAGAAGCATTCTTGGCAGATCCATTGGGAGCAATTACAAACATAGATTTTGAAAAAATTCTAAACCCAGCGGAATGGGGAAAGGATATGACTGACGACCAAAGAGAAAAGGTTCAGGAAGTCATAATTCCAGTAATTATAGTATCAAACATTGTTAGTTCTGTTATGTCAATAAGGAGGTTATAATAGGATGGTTATGAATAAAGTTAAAGAAAGTATAAAGGTGATTTTAGGCAAAATAAAGATGCCTAAAATTACAATGCCTAAAATAAAAATACCAAGCATTAAAATCCCAAGCATCAAAATGCCAAAGTTTAAGATGCCAAAGGTAAATATTCCAAAAATATCTATTCCAAAGATTAAAATACCAACAATAGATATGGAAAAACTAAAAGCATATGGTGCAAAGTATTTTCCTATTATTAAAAAAGTATTTGAAATTTTGGTAAAGATTGTCAAAGGATTTATTTCATGGCTTTGGAAAGCAGTTAAAGAAAGTATTGCTCAGGTTTGGACACTACTTGGATTCTTTATTGCATGGCTTACCCTTACAGGGACAGCACAGCAGGTAGTTGGAATGGCAACATTAATTGCTACTGCTATCTGGCTTGTAACAATTCCATTGCGTGAAGAAAAAGAAGATTAGGATAGTTGTTGATATGAAAAAAATCGCAGCCCTTTTATCAGCAACAGTATTATCACTAATGTTAACATCTTGCGGAATGCTAGAAAATAGATATCGCTATGACTGCCATGATCCTGAAAACTGGTATAATAAAGAGTGTAATCCACCAATCTGCCAAGCAGATGGATTATGTACTAAAGATATACTTGGTTTTGATCCTACGGAGGGTAGCGTAAATGAGTAAAAAAAGATATACATCAGATGAACTAGATGCACGACTAAAGTTTTTTCTTGGTATGACACTAGGAACAATCTTATTGTTTACTACAATGGGAATTTTGTATGCCCTTGTTTTTGTAACACAACCAATTGGAGAGCAATCAGAAAATGATAAGATGTTCTTCAATGTATTGTCATCTGTTGCAACATTTATTACTGGCACACTTGCTGGTATTTTAATTGGCAAAAATGGCGGGGGTTCAGATAACTCACAGCCTAATCAAGTATCTGAGCCTATGACTAATAGCGTTGTAGATGATCTTGATGAAATTGATGATTTTATTGAATAAATAATACATTACTTGACACCCCTTCTAGGAACTGGTATACTTAAATATACCTAATCTGGGAGGGGTTTGTCGTGACTTGCATTGTTGCTCTACGCCATGAAGAAAAAGTTTATATGGCAGGAGATCGTGGAGCATCAGATGACGGAGTTATTCTCTCACTTGAATCACCAAAGGTTTGGAAAGTTGGACCATACTTAATTGGTTATGCTGGGTCAATGGACGGCGATAGAATCAGACACAACTTCAGACCATCAGCACCTAACATTAAAGATACAGACAAGTTTATGCACACAAAGTTTATCAAAGAACTTCGTGAATTTTATAATGAATTTTGGATTGATACATCTAAAGAAGGTGAACTTAGTTTAATCATTGGTATTCGTGGAGAAATTTACGAACATAGTTCTGGAGATATGTCTTTATCTAAATACTCTTTGCCATATATGTCTATTGGTTCTGGGTCAGAATATGCATATGGGGTTTTGTATGCAACAGATAAACAAAAAAATGCAAGGAACAGAGTAATTCAAGCAGTCAGTGCTGCAATTAAATTTAATCCATCGTGTATGGGTCCAGTTGACATCATAAGTGCCTAGGAGTATACTTAATATATGAACGAAGAATTTGAAGAGATCCTAAAGGATATTCAGAATATAGAGTCAAACTTTGATGAGTTTGAAATCTGGCTTGAAAACGGAATTGAGCGGGGATGGGTAACTGAACCGTTCTGTAATACTCATGAGGGTGATCCCTATATGAATGAAGAAGAACAGAAAGAGTGGGAAGAGGGCGGAGACCCTTGCCAAGTAGTAATTAAAATCAAAGAAAACTAACAGGGAGCAAAAATGAAAAAAGTAAAAAATATTTTTATGGGAATTTTGTTGGTTGCTGGAATTGTAACAGGATTTTCTGCAAGTCCTGCTAATGCAGATCCATGCAGTGCATCAGATCCTTGCATGACATTTGCTGAGGTAGATTCTTCTAATGTTGTAGTTAATATTATAGTATGCCAACCATCTGTATGTGGAGCGTCTGGTAGTTGGGCTGGAGTTCATCCAGGTAATGGAAATAGATTAGTGCCACAAGTTGCTGCAAATCCAGTAACACATGAAAATATGGGTGGATATCTAAATGGTCCAGGAAATTCTCAAGTCACTGAATCAAATGGAACATTTACTTTAAACGGTGATGCAGGACCAATCGTAAGAACAAAGGTAATTGAAACTAATGAAGAAACTACGATAGTAAATACAGTAGTTAATTCAACTGGGCCAAAAGGATTTTCTTATGAAGATACTGTTTCTGATCCAAGTTCTATCAATATGCGTCCAGTAAATGAATTGCCAAACAACACTGGAGCGCAAGTCAATATTACCAATATCAATAAAGAAGATAATTCTCAAATTTCTATTAATGAAAGTTTTGAAGAAAGAGTTAGTGAGTCTAATTTTGAAAATACAATAAACTATAAGTATTCTTCTGATATTGATTTAATGACTTTAATAAATATTAATTGGGATTTAATTCTTGAGTTTTTAGATATTTGGTTCTTAAAGTAATTTTTAATAAAGGTTTTGGTCTGTAACTCAGATGGTAGAGTGCCGAACTGTTAATTCGGAAGTCGCAGGATCGTGACCTGCCAGACCAGCAAAGCGAAAGTAACTCAATTGGTAGAGTTTCTGCCTTCCAAGCAGAATGTTGCGAGTTCAAGTCTCGTCTTTCGCTCCAAATATTTGATATAATAGTATTAGGTCGCCTTATGGGGCCTATTAACTTATTCGCTTGAAAGGGGAATAAAATGGTAGTAACACATGCAATGGATCTATTCAATGATCCTTTTTTTATTGGCTTTAACAGAGAGTTAAGCCGTTTGAATACAGCACATAAAACAAATTCACAATCATATCCTCCGTATGATCTTCTTAAACTAGATGAAGATACATACAGATTATCCATAGCAGTTGCTGGATTTTCTAATGAAAATATTAATGTTTCAGTAGACAATGGAACATTAATTATTAAGGGTGAAATGGTGGAAGTAACAGATGCAGAAGTTGTTCATAAGGGTATTGCTGGTCGTAAATTTGTACGATCATTTGCTCTTGGAGAATATATGGAAGTAACTGGTGCAGAAATGAAGGACGGTATGCTACATATTAATGTAGATCGTATTATTCCTGAAGACAAAAAGCCAAAGACTATTGAAATCAAACTTGCTAAAAAGTAGTATATAGGCTATAATTGTATAAGAGACCTAGGCATGTCTTTATAAACTGCCCCTTAATATTAGGAGATAAAAAATGGCAGCAAAAGGTAGTCTAGAAGCAATCGTTGAGGTTGCAAAAAAAGAAGTTGGAACCATTGAAGGTCCAAAAGATAACGAAACAAAGTATGGTAAATGGACTGGAATGAACTTCCAACCATGGTGCCAATCATTTGTTTCATGGTGTGCATTTACATCTGGCTTAGATGCAAAGAAGTATCCAAAGACTGCTTCAACAGTAGCAGCAGCAGATTGGTTTAAGAAGAATAATCGTTGGGCAGATGCTCGTAATGATGATCCAACTCCAGGAGACTGGATCTATTTTGATTTCCCAGAAGATGGTGTAAATCGTATTTCACATGTTGGTCTTTGCATTAAGAACAACGGAAACGGAACTATCCAAGTTATTGAAGGCAACACTTCAGGAACTGCAAAGGGAGACCAAAGAAATGGTGGAATGTGCGTAGAAAAGACTCGTGCATACGTTAAAGAAAATAAGTTAAAACTTATCAATGGAATTGTTGGTTGGGGTCGTCCAGTTTATGCTGGTGAAGAAAACCTTCCCCTTCTTTCTAAGGTTGGATCATCTGATGCTCCAGTTAAAAAATCTGCTCCAGCCTCTTCAACACCTGCAGCACCTGCAGTTAAGAAAGAGTTTAAGCAGTTTAAAGAAGGAGCAAAAGGTTCACCTGTTAAAAAGATTCAAGAAGCACTTGGCTTAAAGGCTGATGGAGTTTTTGGTCCAGGAACATCTAAAGCAGTTAAAGATTTTCAATCTAAGTCTAAACTTCCAGTAACTGGAATTGTAGATTTAAAAACATATAAGGCTATTTTGAAGTAATGCCAGTATATGAATACAAATGTACAGGACAATGTTCTGAAATTGTAATCAAACAAAGATCTATTAAGGATGCCGATCCAGGGTATGAGTGTGAAACTTGCACTCTACCACTGGAACGTGTATACTCTAATGTAACAGCAGTATTCAACGGTAGTGGATTTTATTCCACTGATAACAGAAAGTAGCGGTATAATGTTTACAATGATTAAGGATGAAGTAAAAGAAGAATGGCAACTATCACCTCATGATCGATGTGACAGATGCAGTGCAGAAGCGCTTGTAAAAGTTACTGGATTAAGCGGAGAGTTACTATTTTGTGGTCATCACTATAACAAGGTTATGGACAATCCTGAAGGATATAAGAAGATGATTTCTTTTGCAATAACCATCCTTGATGAAAGACATAAACTTATTGAAAATAAATCAAAGGGGGAAGACTACTAATGTTTGAATATTATGTAAAGAAAGTAGAAAACGTAGTAGATGGAGATACCATTGACGTTGTTATTGATTTAGGGTTTGATATTATGTTTGCATCTCGTGTACGACTTGCTGGCATTGATACACCTGAGTCTCGCACAAAGGACACGGCTGAGAAGGCTCTTGGACTTGAATCTAAAGAGTATTTAAAGAAGCACCTTAAAGATGCTAAGTCTGTTGTAATTAAGACTGAAAAGATTAACTCATCTGAAAAGTTTGGACGTATTCTTGGTTGGATTTATGTTAATGGAGATACAGTATCTCTAAATGATATGATGATCAATGACGGTTACGCATGGGGTTATCTAGGTGATACCAAGGTTAAAGACTTTGAGGCACTTAAAAAGGCTAGACTAAAATCAGGTAAGTAATGGACATAAAAAGTCAAGCGTTATTAGAGCATTTAATAATGCAAGGTGCAATTGAAATGTCTGGGATTGATCAAGCAGGCGAAATGACATACTCAATTACTGATAAATTACAAGAAGTTCATCCAGAACTATATATGCAACTTAGAGATGAGTTTGAATACAATATGTTTGAAATGATAGATCAAGGACCAAAAGTTATGACATGGAGAATTAGGTTAAAATAAATGAATAATAAAAATGACTTTTTAATTGATGATGATTTTTTAACGATAGAAGAACAAAATCAAATAAAAAATTTTATGGTGTCTAAATCATACCCATGGTTTTTTATTCCTTCTACAGCCTCACATAATTTAGAAAATTATGCATCTTTTGCAACCAACGAAACTAAAGAAACCTTTATGTTTGAATCAATATTATTTGATGGAACTAACCAACTATCTCCATATGCTGAATTATTTATAGAAAATATTTTTAAAAAATTTGTTCAAAAAAATAATATTACTGTTAATAATATCTTGCGTGCTAAAACAAATCTAGTTACTAGGCAAACAAAAACATCAAGTCAGTCAGTACACGTTGATCTTGATAGTCCTCATAATGTTTTTCTTTATTATGTTAATGATAGTGATGGAGATACAGTTTTTTATAATGAAAAGTTTAATGGTAAGAAGCAAAACTTAAGCATAAGAAAAAGTGTTTCTCCTAAAATGGGTAGGGGTGTATTTTTTGATGGCCATATATATCATGCACCATCTACACCAACACAAAATGATTATAGATGTGTTATTAATATTGATTTTAATTAAAGGATAATATATGGAAAATAATAACTTAACTAGAAATAAAATCATTCTTTACTTTACTGCTGATTGGTGTAACCCTTGTAAAAAAACAAAGCCAATTGTTGAAGAATTAAATCGTGAACAGATTATGGCTAAATTTTTTATAGTTGATGTTGATTCTGATATTGAAATGACTAAAGATTTTGAGATTAGGTCTGTTCCTACTTTTGTAGTAATGAAAGATAATACTGAAATCCATCGTGTGACTGGTGCACAAACAAGGCAGCAGTTAGAGGAGTTAATTAGATATGAACAACAATGAAGATGAACTAATCAAAAATTTAATACTTGAAGGTGCTTTAGAAGTTGCTGGAGTAGATTCAGAGACTAATGAACTTTTATACACTATTACTCCAAAGATGCAAGAAGTCATGCCAGATATGTATGAAGATCACCTAACTCAAGTAAATAGAGATCTTTTAAACCTATGGGAAAAAGGGTATGTTAATATTGATTTTTTATTGGCAGAGCCATTAGTCACTATATCTGAAAAAGGTCTTAATAAGGCTGAGGTTGCTAAACTAACCAAGCATGAAATTTGGGCACTAGAAGAGGTCAAGAGACTATTAAAAAGGTAAAGTCTGATATAATCAGTATATAAACTAGGAGGACTGCCATGCCATACAGAGTTGGAGCCAAAGGCTCTTTTGGGTGTTCTGGATACCCTGCACTAAAAGAAGGCACAAATGAAGTTATGGGTTGCCACACAACCCGTGCTGAGGCTGCTGCACAGATTTATGCAATCAATCGCTCTGAAGGCAACATAGGGAAAAGTATGAATGAAATTAAAGAGGGTGATTTCGTTATGGGAATAACCTCTGAAGGAATGGTTCACGGAATTGTTGAGCACATTATGATAGAAGGCGGAGTCTATGGGGTTCCTGGAACAGAATATGCAATTCAGTCTATGCCACCAGAAAATCCAGCAATGGCTGTTAGAATTTATGAAGAAGAAGATGGTAAGTGGGAGCCAACCGCATATAGTATTGGAATGATGTACAAGGATGCACAGGTTGTAGATATAAACAACCACACTATGGAAGATGATAAAGAAGAAATGGATTCAGAAGTTGCAATGGCAATGTATGATTCATCAATTGGAAAATCACAAGAAAAGGAAGATGAAATGGAAAAAGCAAAAAAGCCTAACTATGGTGAAATGATTCAACCACGTCGTGGTGGATCAACACCTTCTAATCCAAGACTTTATGCAAGAGTTGTGCAGGCAGCAAAAGATAAATTTGATGTGTATCCATCTGCAGTTGCAAACTCTTGGGTTGTTCAAGAATACAAGCGTCGTGGTGGAACATATAAGTCTGAAAAATCAGCAGAGTTGGATAATTTTTGGAATGGATTTTTAAAATAATGCCAAAGAAAAAAGCAAAATCATTTAATGCAACACAAATCAAGGACGGAAAAATTGTACGCATGAATAAAAACGGTACAGTTAAATCTATTATTGGTCCTTATGAAGTGAAGCATCCAAAGAAGGTTAAGTAATGGCAGATACATATTCACCTAATGCAGGAATGAAGGCTGCAGCACGACGTGCATTGAAGTGGAAAGAAGATGGCAAAGCAACAGGGGCTGGAACTCCAGTAGGCTGGGGTAGAGCAACAGATATTGTTAATGGTGCCTCTATGTCTCTTGATACTGTTAAGAGAATGTACTCTTTCTTTTCACGTCATGAAGTAGATAAAAAAGGTAAAGGTTTTTACGATGGCCCAGAGTTTCCTTCTAATGGAAGAATTATGTGGGAAGCATGGGGCGGAGACGCAGGGTTTGCGTGGAGTCGTGCCATTGTTGAACGTGAAAAAAGTAAGACAGAAAAGGTTTGGCAAGGAAGTCCATTTAGTTTAAGGGGGGAATAAGTATGGAAGATTTAACTATTGATGAATTAAGACAACTCTTGGCATTCTATAAACAAAGAGCGTCAGACGTAGAATTTTCATTATTACAAACGCAGATAAAATTAAATAAGTTTATGTCTGCTCAATTAGTTTCAGATCAAAATGTTTCAAAAAAAGAAACACCAGAAAAAACAACTAAATAATTAGGAGAAAAAATGCAGGCTATCTTAATTATCGGCTTGACATTGATCTCTTTTTCATCTATAATTATAGTAATGAACAAAAAAAGAAAAAAATCTTTTAATAAAGTCTTGTATCGTCAAAGTGATATGCACAACATATTAAAAGATTTTTTCTTTAAAGACATTTTTGATGACAAAGTTGTTACATCTCAATCCAAGATTTGGAAAGAAAAACAAACAACTAAGGTTGTCATAATAGATCAAAAGGCATATTGGGTATCAAATAACATGTTTTATGTTGGTGATACAGTAGATGGAAAGGTCAGACCAGAAACTGGAAGACCTTTAGATACAACCAAAATGTCAAAAAAAGAAGTAGATAAAATGTTGTTCATCCTGGATAACTTAAAGAATGGGAAAATAAATGATAGTGGCAGTGCAGGGAACTAATGAGTTTAACGATTACAACCTATTCCTTCGTGCTATAAGCGTTGCTTTATCTGGAATGAAAGAAGAAGAAAAAGATTTTATAATCTATTCTGTTGGACCAACAAAAGTCAACTCTTTTGTTTCAGAGTTTTCAAACCTATCAGAAAGAGGAATGAAGGCAAGAGGTCGTAAGATAAAGTTTTACAAAGTTCCAGAGAGTTGGCTATATCAAAATATGGATCAAGTAAACTATTTTGCATTTCTTAGCAAGCCAAAAGAGTCAGTATCAAAATTAACAACTTTTGCAGAATCAAAAAATGTAGAAGTAGGAATCTTCCGTTACTAAAAGAAAGTAAAAATATGATAATTAATTCGTTAGCACATATGGAAAAGATTGTTTCAAAGAATAAAGAACTTGAGTGGGTTGGTTGGGACGTTGTAGAACGTAAAAGATCAGACCTTGCAAGAACATCTCCAAGCGGAGTACGTGTAAGAAATGCTTGGTATTTACAAAAAACCTTTAACCTTAATCGTAATGGTTGGGATATTCCAAACAAATACGGTCAGTAAATGAAGCAACATTTATGGAAAGATCAAGCAGCATGTCTTGGTCTTGATACTAATATATTTTTTGATAAGTATGAAGACAGTGTAGATGTACGTCCAATCGTAGACTCAATGTGCCAAAGGTGCCCAGTTTCAAAGACTTGCTTTGCTAATGGAGTTTCAGGTAAAGAGTATGGTGTTTGGGGTGGAGTGTTCCTTGAACTTGGAAATATATCTAGAGAGTTTAACAAACATAAAACTAAGCAAGACTGGGCTAATACTTGGCAAGCATTGACAATGGAAAAGTAATTGTGTATACAGATCAAATGCGTAGAGCCTTTCACTCAGTAACCCCTCCAAAAGGATTTACAATAGAGTTAATTGATAATGAACACTTCTTAACTATTAAGTTAAATGAACTTAAGTTTGCAAAAATGGTTCATGATGATAAGATTCAGGCTCTTCAATATGTTTTAAATTTAAAAAAAGCATTAGAGATGGAAGGCGCAATCGTATTGGTTACAAGAGAGGCAATAAAATGAGAATTTTTGTATCTATTGCCTCTTATCGTGATCCAGAACTTCAATGGACAATTAAAAGTGCTATTGAAAATGCAAATAGTCCAGACAATTTGTATTTTGGTGTTGTTCATCAAGGAGTTGATTCAGAACTATTTGATATTCAGAAAATAAAAAATATATCTATAACTAAAATGCATCCAAAAGAAGCAAAAGGTGCAGGATTTGCAAGATCAAAAGCAATGGAACTATACTCTGGAGAAGAGTATTTTCTTCAGATTGACTCACATACAAGGTTTGCTCCTGGTTGGGACTCAATTTGCATTGATCAGTTAAACAGGGCTAAAAATATATCTGGGCATAGTCGTGTATTGTTGTCATATTTCCCAGCCCCATATGAGCCAGAAAGAAATGGCGGTATGTATTTAATTACAAATAATCCAAAGGTAAAGGCATATCCAACTAGACAAAAGATATTATTAAATAAAAGAAAGCAATGGACAGCAGAAAGATTTGAGTTTGAAGATAGAGCAAAAGAAAATCCAGAATTATCTCAAACAGTTCTTGGTGGCTTTATGTTTTCAGATGGCTCAATAGTAGAGGAAGTTCCATACGATCCAGATATTAGTTTCTTTGGTGAAGAGGTTTGTTTTGCTATGAGATCATGGACTAGAGGATGGGACATATATTCTCCTTCAAAGAATATCGTTTATCATTTTTATTCTCGTGGCGGGTACAGCAAAATATGGAAAGATAGAAATCTGCGTGGTATCTCTTGGAAAGAACTAGAAGAAATATCATACAAGAAACAAAAAAGAGTTCTTTGCGGTGAAGAGTCTGGAGTATTTGGTGCTGGTGATGTAAGAACACTTGAAGAATACGAGATATTTACTAATACTAACTTTAAAGATTTTTATAATTTGACAAACCAATAGCGTTAGGATATAATTAAAACATGTGGAGTGGTGATATGAAAGATATTTTTATTGTTGTTTTTGCAACCCTGTCAGTTTGCTTTGCAGCCTCATACATATTAGTTTTAAGACAATTAATTAAACTTAAAAAAGATGTTTCAAAACTCTTTATTGAAAAGACTTTGCTTCAAGAATATGTTGATCTAACTAAGTCTACAAAAATAAAAGAAAATTCAGATGAATCAATACATAAAGAAAACTTTATTAAGTTTCTTTCTGATTCTAGACTATGGGCATTTGAATATATTGAAAACGTGCAAAAAGGTTTAACTAAGTTTGTTAATGATGTTGATGCAGACATCTCATACTTTGATGAATATGGAGATGCTCTATCTATGTCAAGACCAGATTATCCATCTATGAAGAATATTTCAAAAGCATATAAAGAATTAAAAACACTATTGCCAGAGGATGAAATAAAATAATGAGAGATATATTGTTATCAACACTAACAGGTTTTGGATGTGGTGTAGTATTTGCTGCATTCAAATTGCCAGTTCCAGCACCGCCAGTTTTTGCGGGAGTCGCAGGAATTGTAGGTCTATGGGCTGGATATGCTATACTAATAAAGGTTCTATCCTAGGAGGAAAAATGAACACAGAACAACTAAAGGCAGTACTTGCATCATACGGACGTTCAGTCCTTGCATCAGGTCTTGCACTATACATGGCAGGCGTAACAGATCCAAAAGATCTATGGACTGCACTTGTAGCAGCAGTAGCGCCAGTGGCGATTAGAGCAATTAACCCTAACGACAAGGCTTTTGGTGTACTACCAGATGCTAAAGAGGTAGAGAAGGCTCTGAAGGCTGCTAAGGCACCTGTAAAGAAGGCTGCTAAGAAGGCAGCGCCAAAGAAGTAACATTTACTTACAGAATTGCCAGTCTAGAGATAGGCTGGCTTTTTTGTTTTATGAATTAATTAAGTTTATATATTTATCTTTTAGTGACTCTGTTGAAAAATTAATAAACCCAAGATCAAATGCTTCTTGCTTAATTAAACTATCTTTCTTTGCCATATAATCATCAACTGTTTTTGCAAGTGTTTTTGGATCAACATCATAGACATCAATAATAGCCTTAGCCTTAAACTCATCAATCTTCTTTGCCTCTACCGTCCATTTATCTGGAAGAATAACATTGTTTGGAGAAATGCGGGGCATAAAAACAGGTAGCCCACTAAGAAGAGCCTCATTCATAGGTAGACACAATCCAGCATACCTCCTAGGCAATACCATTGCATCATACCCAGAATATAGATCTTCTGGTTCTTTTGTTGTTTTAGTCTCAATAGTTAATCTTTCATTAGCACCTTTAATACCTAGATCGCTTTGAGTTTTAACTACAACTTCGTAATCTCCCTCAGAATACTTAAGCATTTCTATTACAGTGTTAGTCCCATTTCTGTCTTTAACTGCAGCCTTTCCTCCAACATGAAGTATACGGTTATGAAATTTTGACATATTCTTTTCTTTTGCATTCTTAAAGTTTTCATGGTTTGTAGGTGGCGGTAAGTAAACAACCTTACATTTATCACCAAAGAGTTCAACTATCTTATCCATATTCCATAGGCTAGGAGCAACAAGGACATCTGGAAGTGACCATTCTGTATGTACAAGGTTTCCAAAGAACTCATAGTTATATTGTAGTATTGTCTTAACTCCACGAGATCTTGCTATATCAATAAATTTTGGACTATAAAATGTTTCACAACTAATAACTACGTCAACATCTGTAATAAAATTTGCTATTTCAGCACTTGTTGGAAACCCTTTTAGTGTAGCAGTATAGTTATATCCATCATACCAGTCAAAATGTTGCTTATTTTGATTAAAGAACCTTGAATTAATAACCATAATCTTATCAGGGTTTAGCATCTTAACCAATTCTCTGGTTTGATTACCAAGACCAGTATCATCACATCTTGCAATTATTCCAATTCTCATTCAGAATACCCCCAAATAAGATCATCGCTAGTATACTTTCTTGTGCCCTGACGACCATCTAAATGATATGATCTTTTTATGCTTCCTTCTGGATGATATATCCATAACTTATGTTTGTTCCATCCATCTTCAGAAAACACACTATATGGAGAAATATCATCTTGAACCCTTCCATGTGTTGTATCTTCAATGAAACACAGTTCGTCTAATGGTGGAAGAATAATTTTTCTGTAATACTCAACCGTAGAAAGGTGTGGTCTTTGACTCCATTGAGATGTTTTCATAAATCCATTTTCCAAACCAAACATTAAATGATTGTGTGCTTCAGGAATTGACGATTCAAAATGAAATCTTATTGTATTTGCTTTGCCATACTCAATCATATCTAAACACTTGTCCCAATCTATTTCAACGTCAGGAGTAAGTGGAGCATCACCCTCAACATAAAGAAGGCAAGATGTATTTATAAGGTTAATAGTTTGCTTTAACATTGTGCTTTGATGGCTATGTTTATCAAATATAATTGGCAAAACATTTTTATATTCATGAAGACATTTCCATAGAATTCTATTTTTGTACTCATCGTAATCTTCTTTACGATGTAACTGCTCTGATCTTAATCCATCAATTTGCATTATAATTTCATTGTTAGGAAAGTGATGCCTAATAGATTTAATAGTCTCATCAATCATATCAGTGCTTGGGTGTGCTGGAATTATTGATGTTGCAAGTACAATAGTTACATCTCTTTTATGCATTTATTTGCCTCATAATCTTAATTCCTATGTTTCTTTTTTCTTTGATCCACCAACATACGACTTGATGCATATTGTTTGGATATTGATCTAATAGCCTTGGAACTAACTTATCAAGTTCATTCCAATTTGATACATTTTTAAATGGAACATTAATTCCAAACACATCCTTATAAAAATCTGTTTGTATTCCTTTTGGATCTAGTGTATCTGCTACTGGTAATGTCAATAGTTCTATTGACTCAAAAAACCTAAAAGTATCTATTACCGCAGCACCAGATGGGCAGGGAGCAATCTTCGCACTTGCAAGTTTGGCATAGTAATCTTTTGGTTTGTCTCCTTGAGAAAAACCTTTTGTTGGTCCATACAAAGAGTTCTTTAATCTTGGCATAACATGAGATAACTCAACTCTTCTTTGATGTGTAATCTGACCACCAAAATAGACATCATAATCTTTTTCTTTATATTCTGGAAGATTATCTTTTAAGTGCTGTGGAACACCGATTGGCATCTTATTATATTCTGAATGTTTTTTATGTGGGTATTGAATCCATATTTCAATATTTGGATGAATTATTTTATCTACATTAAACCTAGCATTCTCATCTCCATTAATAAATAAAACAACTCTAGAGAGTTTGCTTAATTCATCAGAGAGTGTATCTTCATTCCCAGCAGTTTGAGGTCCAGGTATTACAACAAAGGCTTTCTCACCTTCTGGAATACTTGTAACTTTTATTTGATTAACTTCGTACTTATCAAATATTTCTTTTATTAATCCATAGTCCCATTTGTCACTTGCATAATCTTTTCCATCATGAGAATATAAGTAGGCATTAATTTGATTCATAATATAAATGCACCTCATGCTGATAGTCTAAAATTATTTCAGTATATCCTAATTCCTTAATCCATTGTCTAAGATTATATAAAGATTCATCCCATTGCTGCAACATAAACTCTGGGTGTCCAGATAACCAAATCTTTGGTTTGTGCTCTCTAAGCACCTTCTCAGCCCCTCCTAGGACCCTCCACTCGCTACCCTCAACGTCTAAAGAAATGGCGGTAGGTGGCTTAATCCCGTGATCATACACACAAGAATCTATAGTAATTTGACCATAGGTTTCTCCTTCAAGGTATAGTTCTTTAAATCCATGTGCTGCCTCAATCACATCATTAACTTCTGGTGGCCATTCATTATGATATATTCTTGAAAGATTATTTATCTTATCAGATGCGAACCCAGGAATACATGCGAGTGGCAATTCTAAATTATTTGCACTCCAGAGTAAAGGAAAGTGTGACCAAACTTTTGGGTTTGGCTCAAATACAACTACTTCGGCACCCCACATTTGACATAGAGCAGCAAATTCACCTTCTTCTGCACCAACATAATAGATTACATCGCCAGGTCCAAGATTGCTATGCATTGATTGCAATCTTTTTCTTTCCCATCCTTTTTCTGTGTACCACTCAGGTCTGTTGGCACGATGTTCTGGAAGAAAGATTTCAAACTCTCCATTGATTACTGACTTTATCATTTCTGTCATTTTATAAACATCCTATTTTTGGTATCTAACTTTTTTAATAAAACTAACATGGTTCTTATCATCTTCTTTTGGGCAGTATTTAAAATCTACATCTGGTAAGTTAAATGGAGTTGGATAAAGTTCCTCAACACTGTGCCCACCTCCAGGATATTGGCCCCACTTATTGTAGAAATATTGATGCAATAGGTTGTCATTTGACCTTACTCCACCTAGTTTAATGCTATGACCCATAATAGTATCTGAAACATCAAATAAAATCTTTTCCCATTTAACATTAGGCATTGCTTTTTTAATTCTAATACTATAATCTAAATCATCATATCCATATGGTGTAAAGTTTTCATCCCATCCTCCAACAGTATCAATAACATCTTTTTTAAAAGCCATTAAATGCCAACCATAAAGTTGGAAGCCTTCAACAATTTGAGCATCAGTTTTTTCTAAATGCTCAATGATATCTAAGCCACCCTTATCACCAAACCTTATTGCTGCACTCATTATAATCAGCCAATCAGCATTATCTTTATAAAGTTTTTTAATGCCAAGATTATGACTAGCCATTATGCCAATATTATTAACTGTATTGTCAATCTCTAAAATATTGCTTAATTTACAATTAAGCATAAACTCATCACGAAACTCTTGAACACGAAATGGTAAACAGACTACATATTTCATTTCTGCAACCATTTCATTAGTGATACTTTAGGTATCCATCCAGTTAAATCTTTAAACTTAGAATTAGATGCAAGAGTTTCTTGCACTTCCCCAATTCTTGACGGGATAAACTTAACATCATTTGAAATCATATTAGCAATATCAATTATAGAATAGTTACTTCCATACCCAATGTTATATACTTCACCAAAGCCATGACTTACCTCAGATGCAAGTATGTTTGCTTCTACCACATCAGATATATGTGTGAAGTCTCTGCGTTGAGATCCATCACCAACCACTGTAAGTGGCTTACCTTCTTTATGCTGTTTTAAAAATAAACCTATAACTGGTGCATACTGACCCTTCAGTGGCTGTCTATCTCCATAAACATTAAAATATCTAAGAGATATAGTCTCAAGTCCATAAAGATTATAGTAAACTCTTGCAAGGTTTTCACCAAACACCTTTGCTGTAGAGTATGGAGTTAGTGGGTCAGATGCTTGTGTCTCTATGTTTGGAAGGATTGCTTTCTTTCCATATGCAGATGATGTGCTTGAATAAATAAATCTTTTTACTTTATTAATTCTTGCAAGTTCAATAACATTTGCAGTACCTACAGCGTTTGATTCAATAGATTTTCTTGGATTTAATATTGCAGGCTGTATTCTTGCATCTGATGCAACGTGAAATACATAGTCAATCCCATTAAATAAATGTGCAATTTTTTCATAATCACATATGTCATATTTGTAATTATTTGCTTTTGGATTCCAATAAAACTGTTCATGACATTCTGCCGACTCATTGTCTATACAGATAACTTTGTGACCAAGTTCTATTAGTTTATCAACAAGGTTTGAACCAATAAATCCAGCACCACCTGTGACTAAGCAGTTCATTTAATTCCAAGTTCTTCTAGAATTGCAGTCCATCTATGAACATATGTATGTTCTTTTTTTGTACGATTGTGTCCGTTTAACCTAATTCTTTCTCTTACTAAAGAGTTTTCAAGATACTGATCTATCTTATTTGTTAGATCACTAAAGTTTCCATGCTTATAAAATACAACTTCATCAGGCATAAAGTATTCATCTAAGCCCTTAATTTCTGGGTAGATAGTAAAGCCTCCACGACCAGTAGACTCAAACAATCTATCACTAGTGTAATAAGGATATTCAAACCCTATGTTAAGGCTATCTCCAACCGCAATCTTGCTTTTAGCATAGATACGGTTTAATTCATCGCCACGAACAGTTCCAGTATCGCCATCCCCACCAACGTGAAGGAATCTTTTACCATATGTCTTTCTTAAGAAATCAATTAGTTCTGGACGATACTTGTATTCGTGGTGATATCTTTTGCTGCCAACAAAAATAACATCGTACTCAAAGTTTTGTGTGTCATAATCTGGGTGGATATAGCATTCTTTATCGTATACCCCTGCAGGCATAAAGTGTCCTTTAACCGATGTATTTTCATTAAACCAATCAGCCATAAGTTTATCTACAGTAAAGAAGTGACCAATAGTTCTGTAAAAACTGTCATGCTTAAGATCTTTTTGTCTGTCAAGGCCAAACCATAAGTCTAAATGATATGTCATTGTAGGCACACCAGCAGCATTTAATTGCTTGAGAACTTCATCCATTGTAATGTTACCAACTGTTTCCCAGCCATGTGTATGTACCCAGATAAATAGATCAGATTCTGAGGCTTTTTCTAGAATGGTTTGTGTTTTGGCCTTACGCTCCTGCAATTTTGTCACGGTATGGCCTAAAGACTCTAGACTACTAGCATGATGATTTTCACTACTATAAGATACTTCAAAATTACCAAGAAAAACTATGTTAGCCAAGATTACCCCTTTGTTTTAATCTATTATAGCATCTCTGGTAGGATTTGAACCTACGACCTACACCTTAGAAGGGTGTCACTCTTCCGCTGAGTTACAGAGATTTAGTAGACCTAGAAGGTAATGCTCCTTCTTCTCAGGATTAAAAGTCCTGAGCATCACTTTAATGCTTTAGGTCCACAGTACATCTGGAAGGACTTGAACCTTCGGCTCTCTGCATATAAGGCAGGTACTCTAACCAACTGAGTTACAGATGTCTAGTACACCAGGTAGGACTTGAACCTACGAATAGCCGAATTATGAGTTCGGTGCCTTAACCAACTTGGCTACTGGTGCTTACTTTATAAGTATATTAGAATTCTTTATCAAAGTCAAGCCAGTATTGTTTAAAATTATCTTTTGGTTCAAGATATCTAACCTCATCAATAATTTTATTTTTTAATGCAATCTTAATCATATTATCTGAATAACTTCCTGGCTCTGGTTTAGCAGAAAAATATACAACATAGTATAGTGTGTTGTAGGTTTTTATTAATGCTCCATTAGCAATTGCTTTTTTAACATTATCAGTTCTTTGTGCCCCTGGTCTCTTACCTTCACCAGCAACGCCACCCTTAGCCTCAACATATTCAAAGCCATTGTCAGAGTGAGCACGAAAATCTACTTCACAACCAGCATCCTCAAAGCAATAATTTCTATCAATATTAAGAAACCCCCTACTAACCAAATCTGCATATACAAGTTCTTCAAAAGCGTCTCCAGACCTTTTAGATTGTGATTGAAAGTTTGTCATATCTTTATTGTATCAGTTTACAAATGGATCTTATTTACTGGCTCTTTAGACCAGTGTACGTAAGATCTAATGTAGACAATGCCATAGGCAACCGCTGCAAAAATAAAGCCATACTGCTCAGTTGTTACAGCATAGATAATCCATAAGCACTCATTAAATAACAACAGCAGCCAAGCCCATATAACTTTACGTCCTACAAAAAATATTCCTGTTACACCAATTGCTGCTAATATCCACGACCAGTACTGCATATTAGTCCTGCTTTACTTTGTAGGTCATAACAAAATAACATACTAAATACCCAGCAATCAGCGCAGGGATCAAAAATAAAGCATTAATCATCTTCTTCCTCAAATTCTCTAAGGGCATTGTTATTATCATTACAATAGTTACAATCGCCATATTCTAGTTTATTTCCACAATAGTTACAAAACATCATTTCCCCTAACCTATCTATTCTAGCAGGTTTGTCAAACTTTTGCAAGTATGGTAGAATTATATGATGTGCACATTTTGTAAAGGAATTCTAACCCCCATTGTCTACACCAGAGTGGTAGATGATGTGCTACTTGGTATGCATAAGTCTGGACAGATAATCCTTGCTGGTCAGACAGAAAGATATGCTGACCACCCTAGATCTTATTGCAGATCTTGCCAAGAACCAAGCACTATTGAAGTATCTATTGACAATTCCCTTGTACTAGATTAATCTTTATCTGGTATTTCATCAAACTTACGATAACCTTTTCTAACCAATATTCTTGCTATTTGAAATGTAGCAAGTAGGTATCCAAACAAACTTCCCCATAAAAGTAATAATATATTATCTATCATTGTCTATGCCGTTTTTTATTGCCAAACTTAGACTTAACCTCAGCCTTAGCCTGATTAACTATAGCGTTCGTAATGTCTTCTAAATTAAAATCTTCTTCAGTATCCATTAGTCAATCCTATCTAAATCTTCAAGGCTATTAATACCATAAAGATTAATCATTTCTTCAACAGTAAACTCTAAGTCAAACTCTTGTTCAGTATCCACCTAAGCACTCATTTCTTGTATGAAACAATCTAATCTTTGTCATAATTTTGCGGGATGGAGCATAAAGATCATCCTTACAAGCACTACATTTATAAGACCATTCCCCAGTAAAGAAGTCATGTACATAACCTTTGGCATTAGCATACTTCTTGGCTACAAAGGTTTGGAATGGATCAGGAATCTCTAGTGACTGGATCAAGTCTATCCCAATGTCCCATAGTATTTCCAACAAATACCTGACCAGTTTCTCTATCAACAAGAAGGTATTTTTCTGGTGATCTAGTTCTAACTATAAGTTTTAAAGGTTCTTCTAGTTCTTCAAAGTTTTTTGATTGTCTCACTTGTTCTCCTCTTTTAAATCCACTATATAGTATGTTCCCCATAAAGTATATGGTTTGTTTAGATACTTCCACATTTTTGCGTGGTATGTATAACGCCATCCATAATTTTGATCTTCATCCATGCACATGGCCTTAAACAAATGATTACCAGCAAACTCACCACATATATTACTTATCCAGCGTAATGGAAGTATGTTAGTCTTTTGATGCTTTATCATCTTTTTCCCAAACCTTTTTTCCATCTTTCCATACAGGCCAGTAGCCTAGTGAACGCCAGTCCATCTTCGTAATCTTAGGTTCTTTTGGCATATGCACACCAAATTCTACCATCTGTCATTGTTTGGTGTGTTTCCCAAAACAAAGGATCTTTGTGTGACATCTCACACTTTGCACACTCGTTTTTATTCAAAATCAACCTGATTTTCAAATATGCTGTTATCTCCTCTTGCAACCTTTGCAGCAAGCATACGCATACCAAATCCATTTAATTGGGCATTATCTTCACCAAGAGGTATTGCCTCAATAGATCTTGCAATTTCTTCTCGTAATATTATATCGTCTAGGCTCATATATATATTATACACTTTATGTGAAAATGTGTCAAGTTTGTAAAATTGTACATTTTATTTTTTATTCATATTCTTTACGTACCCAAAATGTTTTTTTATACCAGCCACTAAAAACAATTGACGCTTTTTTTGAATGAGAATTTCCAATATCTACTAATCCATTTGTTTTTTTAGATTTCCAATTTTCTTGACGAAATGGAATTAGTTGTGCAATAGGCGTTCCTTGAGGAATCATACCTTCAAAGCCTTCTTTAATATAAAATGGAGGATTTCCATGAGCAGCCATAACTAATCCACCATCAATAATTCCAGTTATGGTTGTAAATGGCAAGTCATACCTATTAAGAGGGTGTGTAAATATAGCACTATATCCTTTTGGTAGGCTATATGCAACATTATAATCCCATGAAAATTCTTCTGGATAATGTCCTGCTGGAACTATATTTAGATCTGCTACATTTGTTCTTAATTTTGGAGGGTATTCAACACCAGGAGCCCAAATTAATTGTGGAGCACCGTTATTATTTTTAATATAAACGTCATATGGCAATGTAATCATGTATCCAACCGTTAAAGAATCCATAAAAGGAATACATTGTTTAATTGTTGGATTAACTCCGTTTTGTATGTCAAAAAAAACACCATTTTTCCATCGTGGAATTTTTTTATACCAATCTGGTATAACTTTTTTTGATGGCACGATTGAGTCTTGATACTCTTTTATTGAAGATTCATATCTAAGTGTGGGAATTTTTTTAAACATACTTTTATTGTATCATGAACTATCTTGTATGCAAAGTTCGGTCTACTAAGCCTAAAATCATTTTATTCCGTCCCAAGTTCCTATCTTTGTTGTAGGAATATTATTGTCTTCCCATAATCTTATCACATTTGGGTTATCATCTACAGCATGTGTTACATCCCAGAGTTTAGCAATCTTATCAAGCATGTCTTTCTTTGCTTCATAGTCTGGTCGGTTATCTTCATCTGCCCTCATAAATAATCCGTGTGATCTAATATTATTCTTTGCAAGCCACATAGATGTAAGGCCACGGTACTTTTCTTTGCGGGATGTAACAATTAGGATGGAGTGCCCATCACTAACAGAATTATTTAACATCTCTAATACTTCAATATTTGGCAGGGCATCAATAGAAGCCTCATGAAAGGAATCGTAATCTCTTTCCTGACCAAGAACAAAGTGTAGATAAGGATCAACATTAGCAAGGGTGCCATCTACATCATATATATGTGCTGTTGGTTTCATATATCAAGTATACCGTTTTCCCCACGGGATGTCAAGAAGTTTGCTATAATTGAGGATATGGCCATAGTAGAATTATCAGCGTTAAAAACAAAATTTGAACCAGGAGACTCTCCTAAGAGTTCTGATTTTATTAATCTAATTGATACCCTTGCAGCATTGCCAGAAGCAGATGTTGCAGCCAATGGAATACCCTCTGGTGGAACTACAGGACAGGTTCTTGTTAAGGTTGACGGAACAAATTATAATACACAATGGTCAACACCAGATTTATCTGGAAAACAGGATGTGGTTGCAAATGTATCATCAACAGAAATAGGATATTTAGATGGTGTTACTTCTGCTATCCAGACTCAAATAAATACTAAGGCACCAACTGCAGATCCTACTTTTACGGGTACAGTATCAGGAGTAACAAAAACACATGTAGGTCTAGGAAATGTTGATAATACATCAGACGCTAGTAAGCCAGTTTCAACAGCAACTCAGACAGCCCTTGACCTTAAACTTGCCTCTGCAACAGCAGCAACAACATATGCCCCTATTTCTTCTCCAACATTTACAGGAACACCTGCTGCACCGTTAGCAGTAACTGGTACTAACACAACACAGATTGCAACAACAAGTTTCGTACAGCAAGAACTTAGTGTCCTAACTAGTGGAGCACCTGCAGCATTAAATACTCTTGATGAACTTGCTGCTGCACTTGGTGATGATTCTAATTATGCAGCAACAATCACAACTGCTTTAGGTTTAAAGGCACCACTTAATTCTCCAACATTTACTGGAACACCAACACTTCCAACAGGAACAATTGCAACAACTCAAGCAGCAGCAGACAGTACAACCGCAATTGCTACAACAGCATTTGTTACTACAGCAGATAATCTTAAGGCTAATCTTGCAGGCCCTACCTTTACAGGAAACGTAACGCTTCCAAGTACAACATCTATTGGAAATGTTACATCTACAGAAATTGGATATGTTGATGGAGTAACTTCAGCAATTCAAACACAACTAGATACAAAAATAACAGCATCAAGTACAAATACTTTAACAAATAAAAGAATTACAAGCAGAGTTACTACAGTTACAGATGCGTCTACTCCTTCTCCTAGTGCAGATAACGATGACATGTATATACTTACTGCGTTAACACAAACTGCAACCTTTGCAGCACCAAGTGGAACACCAACGCAGGGTCAAAAATTAATTGTTAGAGTAAAAGATAATGGAACCGCTAGAACATTAGCATGGAATGCCATATATCGTGCATCTTCTGATCTATCTTTGCCAACTATTACTATTGCAAGTAAAACTTTATATCTTGGTTTTATTTATAATTCTACTGATACAAAATGGGACCTAGTATCAAGGATTAATAACTTCTAAAATGGCAGTAAGACGAAAAATTTGGATGTACCCAGATGCCAATCCAACAATTGGAAAGCATTTTGATTCAAATGGAACAGCATCGGCATCGTCTGTAGCAATTAGTGATTACATTAAAGTAACATACACCATGACGCAAACTGGTGGAAATGGTTACTTATATGCTTTTATACCAACAGAATCATACACAGTTCAAACTGGTGACTTTTTAGAGTACGATATATTTTTAGAAAGTAATCAGCCACAAATTGGAACAGATGTTCATTTTGCAAATGGTGCTCTTAGAGATGCTGGAGTCACAGATCAAAATGGGATAAACGTTCACCCATCAACAGACTTAAGACCTTATGCCAATAATCAATGGTATAGAAGAAGAATGCCAATTACAAATAGTACTGGTGGTAGTACTATAGGTGTAGCCCTGTCCTATATTAATCTAGTGTGCGAGATAGACACTGCAGGAACATATGTTGCATATTACAAAAATTTAGCAATTACTGACGGTAATGGCGTTGGCGTGGATAATCAAACTTCTTTTAATCTATTCTTGTGAGTTCGGCGCAAAATAGAGTAGTAAACCTTCCCTTGAGTCTAACGACTCACTTTTGGTTAGCAGACTTCAACTTGCTCAAATAATATTTATACTCTGAAACCAATCTAGATTTCTTACTTGAATTACATCTCCTACACAAAGGTTGTAGATTTCCAATTGAATGGTTTCCTGACCTAGATATGGGAATAATATGATCCATCGTAATCTTTTCTGTAGCCCCGCAGAAAGCGCAGGGAGAGTTGTAGAGCCGTCTATATTCTTTATCTAATATCTTATAACTCTTAGCATCTTTAGATATCTTACGTTTGATGTGAGAGTTTGCTACATGAAGGGTAAATCTTTCACGGTTTGCTTGATTCCAAGCCTTAGCAGTTGCTACACGCCTTGCACTATTTTCTTGACGATAAATGGCCTTCTTAGTCATATAGGCTTGGTCTTGCTTTTGTTGCACCCAACGCTCTTTATTTTTCTTTTGCCATTGCTTCTTATACTTTTCTGGGTTAGCCTTTTGCCAAGCCTTAGAATACTCTTTGGCACATGGCTTACATTGTGACTGACCTTTATAAAAGTCTGTGACAAGGCAGGTCTTTTGACATTTTCTGCAAACCTTAGTATCCATATACCCATTTTACCAATTTTGGCAGGGTATGTCAAGAATGCTCTTTACACACAGGCATAGGTATATCCTCTACTGGTATAAAGATATGTCTAGGCTTATGGCATATATAGCACTGAGTCCACTGAGGGATAGCCTTAGATTTAATGTCAAGAAAGTATTGTTTTTGTAAAGCCTTTTTATCAGCCTTAGAGAGCATACTTATCGCTTACGGTTTTCGTAATAGCGTCCATAACAAGATACACAATAGGTTCCAGATGTTGTTACTTGAGTTGCATTTTCATTTCCACAAATAGTGCAGTTTAATCCAGTAGTCATAAGGTAAGTATAGCCTATAATAAGGACATGGAGCAAGCAATCTTATACCTACTCTACAGCCCAGAGCATAAGGCTATTAAGATAGGCATATCAGATATCTCAGGTAAAAGGTTTGCAAGCCACAGGACCAAAGGCTGGATCTTGATTAAGTATTGGCATTTTTTTGAACGGTATAGGGCAAAAGAAGTAGAATCTATAGTACTAAAAACACTAAGGGATAGATACGGACACTATCTAACTAAAGAACAAATGCCTCATGGGGGATATACGGAGACATTTGATGCATCTAAAGTAACCAGGAGGATGTTGATCCGTATGGTCAATAAGGCTATAAAGGACAGTTCGTAATGTTTATATACCCTGGTTAGTTACAGGCTAGACAGTAGTATGGAGCACGAAGGTTGTCTCTATGGGTGTAGATGGTTTGAGCACACTTAGCACAGTTGGCATGTACCATATTAGGATCTACAGTAGGCATTGAGAGTTTAAAGGTTTTTGTATAGTAGTATTTAGTAACGTACCACGTTATTAGTATGAGAATTATTGTTAGCATAACCCCATCATATCACACCAAGATGAACAGTTATACACAGGTTTTATGCTAGAAATGTCATAGTTATCCACAGGTTATCCACAATTAAATGTTACTGATATTTTTTAGATTTATCCCAAAGTGGAGGAAAGTGGAGGATAGTGGTTTATGGAACACTTTTATAGATGGCGTTCGTAATGTCGCACAGCGCCAAACCTCCTACCATAAAACCTTTACATTGTCAAACCTTCATATTTGGATAGCGGATTATACTGCCAAACCTTCATATTGTCAAGCATATTTGATAACAATTTGATAACAAAACCCTATATAAAACCTTGCAAAAATGTGAGAAAAATGTAGAAAAACCTCTATAAAAATATATAAAGGTTTGATAAATATTCTAAAAACCAGGGAAAAATATATGTCCTTCGTAATGTCTTTTATACTATGGGGTTTGGTATATCTTTTGATCCCCCGCTGCAGAATGTCTGCTAGTCCTGGCAATCATTGCAGGGCGGGGGATAAATAAAGAGAGTTCGTAATACCCCTATAGGAATAACAAACCATACATTCTGGTTTTTGGATATAGAGGTTTGACAGATATGAGTTTATATGATATAAGGTTTGACATGTAAGGTTTGATATGCTAGAATCCTGGGAAATTTATAGGTCGTTCGTAATCTTTTTTATTGGGATATAAGGTTTGTCGAAACCCTGCGAATTTTTTTAGAGGGTTCGTAATAAGGTTTGGTGTGTAAAAGGTTTTTCGAAAATCTCAGTCTTCAGCAGCAGCGATTTCCAAAACCTCATCCAGTGTCATGCCCTCAATGATGTCGTCTTCAGTTAGTTTAATAGATTCAAGAAACATTTCAAATGTGTCAGCAATGTATCTGCGACCATCATCTGAAACCTCAACAACCAAACCCTGTGATGTTAGATATGCCAGGGGCAATCCTAGATCGTTGTATTCTATAAAGGCTCTGAAGTCTTTCTCTTCTTTATAGTTTTCATACAACTCCCCCAGGATTACACACTGAGTTACAAAATCTGTCATACTTGCTGTGCCTTGAAAAAGTCTATAGCATTGTCATACATAACTTCTGGGTCAAGGTCACGCATGTCGCATAGTGTACGCCATACCAACTCTAATTGTGACTTACCCATTTCTGTAGGCTCTGCCCAACCACCATTAACAAAAATAGCAAATGTTAAACCATCTTCAAAGTCTTTCCAAAAATCTGAGGGCAGATACTCAACTTCTTCTAGGTCTAAAGCATCTAAGTTAATCTGCGTTAGAATGCTTGCTATCTTGTTATAGTCCATGTCTCCACCGTTCCATTTGTAGTTTAGGGTCTAGAATACCTTCTTTTTCATACTCTGCACTTTCAATTATAGCAATCAAACGAGTGTATGTCAAGTGTGGCAATACCCTAGCAAGCATTATGCCTGTCTGTTCAAGGTCTAGATTTAAGTCCTCAATGATAGGTTTAATCCTCATAGCCACACGCTCTTCTGGCGTGATACCTCTGCTAATTCTCAAAGCGTCCCCCTTCTATCCATTATACCAAAAAGAAAGGTGGAGGGCAACCCACCACAGTCTGCCCCCCACCGTAAGTGCGAGAGTGACCCTACTCCCCCACCAGCGCAGCCACAGGCAGATACGCCTGTACAAATAGGTCCCACTTAACAGGGACATTATCAATCACAGTTTTATTAACAAAGTCAATAACCACTGTCTGCTCACCTAGGTCGTAATTATTAGAGTTGATTGAATAAATTCCATACCCGTGCTCATCTAAAATATTATCTTGAATAAGATGACTGATCATCATACGTGTTCCATACGATGAGTCTGACCAGCGGGGTCTTGCATGGTTCAGCGCTAGGGCGATATCCTGCTGCCAGTTGTCTTGTCCCCAGTGACTGTAGAGGACAACGTTTGATGTGGTACCGTCTTTAAAAACAAAATTAATACGGGCTCCCATTATTCTTCTTCCTTCCAAGATACAATTGATAGTTGGCTTAAGATTTCATTAACAAGGTCTGTTTCATTATCTGATTCAGCCTCGTATCTAAATGTCATGTAATCACCTGTGGGTTCAAAGATGATTTCTACTTTGTATTCGTTCATAGGTCTATTCCTTCGCAGTCGTGGGTTTCTTCTTCAAGTGTATCACCGCAGAAATCACATGTCAAGTCTGGTTCTCCTACCATGATTTGAATAATAGTATTATCAGGCACAGGCTTCTCACTAAGGAAATAGCCAATGCGATTAACAAATCCCCAGCCGCTCCAGATATAGGTACCGCCATCGTCTCCGTCGCCATACATCCAGATGCGATTTTGTGGCTGGGATTTAATGAACTCTACCTCATCACCATAGGTCTCATACATCAAACCATCAAAGGATGCATCTATGTCATATGAGTTAAGTATAAATCTAAACTGCTCATCTGCTTCTTCAAAGGTCATCTCAATAAGGTTATCCATTGGCCTTGGTCCTATCTGCTATAGCAAATGCTAGTTCGTAAGTTAGTTGATATACAGTTGAGTAAGCGTCTAGCATACCCTCCCAATATTTGCGTTCCATAGATTGCATAGCGTCAGAGTAGTCATCCTCTTCTTCAATGCGTTTGGCCTCTAGGTATTCTGTTTCAGCCTCTAGCATTAGGCTCTTAAGTTCACCGTGTAGGATATCAGTTCCTGATACCCCCATATTAATTAGTTTCTGTAGTCTTGGGTCTAGTTGTAAGTTATTCATTACTCTATCATACCCTCTGCCACTGACAAAAGATGACGGGTAGCATAGATTTGTCCCTCTATATCTACTACATGTAAAGACATAGGGTTTTCTTCAAGGTCCTGTTCAAGACTAATTAAATGAATCTTCATATACTCAATAAACTGGTTCATTATCTGTCCTTTCGTAAAGAGGCTTCACGCAGGGTAGGGTCAAAGATTTCGCAGTAGCAGACATGGCATAGCATAAACTCATCAGCCTCATCAACATTAAGTTTATTTTTACATACTGTGCAGTCGTATTCAGTGAAGGTGGCAAATCGGGTGTAAATTACATTGGTCATAATACTAATTATACGGGTTTGAGTTGATTTTCACAAGCCCACGGGGTGTGACCTTGCTCACATCTGTAATGATAGGGGCATTTCCATCTTCTTCTGATATTAGGACAACTATTCCATACCCTCCACAAATACAGGCAGGATCAAGAACCTTATCAGCGCAAGCAGTGATTTGAATCAGCGCATCACAATCAGTACATAAATAATCATACTTAGTCCACATCTTCTGTTATCTCCCTAGTTAAACTATTAAAGTATCCTGTTTGTCCTTCTGCATGACACATGAAAATTCCAGGGGTATCAGTACATTCCCAATGATGTTTATGCATTAGTCAAAGTACCCTTCTGCCCATAGACCTGACAGGAAGTCTGAGGCTTGTGTAAGGTTTCTATGTAGCCAAGGGTCATCGTCAGGATTCACGGTAGTTAAAGCAGAATCAATAGCAAGAACCATGTTATCTAAATCGTCTCTCTCATAGCCTAGCATTATTCTCCCCAATACTTTATAATGGTTTCAAGAGTGTTACAGATATGACAATCACAAGGGTCTCCCCCCATGTTGTCCATAAAATCAATGTGTGAGAAGTTGTCCTCATAGATAGCCTCTACGAGTTCTGATATTGTGTAAGGTTTTGTAATGGTGGTCATATATTAATTGTAGCCTAAATCGTGGAAAAATGCAACTTCTTACGTAATCGTAAAGTGTGTTTAATATCACATTGTCGAAAAATTTCTTGCGATCCGTACGGGACTTGAACCCGTGACCTCCACCGTGACAGGGTGGCGAACTAACCAACTATTCTAACGGACCGTGTGAGCAGTTTTAATTCTTACTCAGGAATTTTTTTAATTATGCAATCTGCAAAGTGCTTTGCACAATCTTTAGCAAACGATTTTTTTCTGCGTTGATAGCAGGGTCAAAACCACTTGCAGATGCAAGGATAGATTCGTTAGAACCACCACGAGCAGAACGGTACCAATCAAGGCGTTCAGTTAGTGCATTGAAAGCACCCCAAGCATTACCAGCAATCATGCCGTTAAACTCGCCTGTGTAGATGTCATTGATAACATCAACCTTGTTTTCCCACTTCTTGAAAGCACCCTTAGAATCTTTTTCTGGCTTAGGGTATGCAGCAAGAATGATGTCGTTAAATTGCTTAGCATTAACTTCTGTTTCAATCATTGCTTTTGCCATAAGGTCAAAAGAATCCATGTACTTATGAGCAAGACCAAGAGTCTCACGAGCAACGGCAACCTTACCAGAAGCGGTCTGAGTGTGACGAATCTTGAAAGATTGCTTAACGCCACCCTTGCGCTTAGTTGTGTTTAGTGCAAGGTTAAGAGTGTTAGCGCACACAACACGAACAGGTGTGATGCTTGCTTGAATAGCGATTGAGCCGTCATGTGATGTGTTGATAAGTAAATAAGTCTTTACCTTATCTGCAACACCGTTAGGGTCTAGGATTGTTTCACGCTCTAGTGCTAACGCACCGAATACGACACGACCACCCTTGATTGAGCCAGCAGTTTCCCAACGACCTCCGCCATCAAGAATGTTATCACCGAATGAGAATAAATCTTCATTCTGCATAACATGGTAACGCTCACCAACGACACCAAGAATGTCTGTCTGAGAGTTGTCAGTAGGATTGGTACGCAATACATACTGATAGTTTTTATCGCTTGTTAAATGTGATGGGGTTTCCAAATCTTCCAGACGAACATTCCAATTATTTAGATTGGCAGCAGCAAGCATTTCGCTTGTTGTTTTTTCTTCTGTAAATACGGTACCCAATCCATGCCAAGCAGGTTCACGAAATGATGCAAATGATGCAACGCCATTTTGTGATTCTAGTTCATGTGCCATGAGTTTTCTCCTTTTTGTTGTTGTTAATTTAAGTATACACGGACGGTCTGACAAATGCAAATCGGTATAGTTAAACATAGGGCAATTCGGACATTTTTCTTGTGATCTTAAACACATGCTCGTAACTTGACATTGACTGGTCAGCCGTGTCGAAAAATTTTTCAAGGGAATTGCAGGGAGCAGTTTTTAAACATGCTCAGGTTTATTAGTAGCCCCCTACTAAATATCTACTCTGTCAACGCTGGATGACAAATAAGTTACCTCTTCACCATATGAAACAGAATCAAAATCAATTTCATGAATTGCATTAATTGCTTCTTCTTCATTACGTGCATTGACTGTAATTGAATACTGAACTGAAACTTCCAATTCAAATTCTTTTGCTAATTCAAAACCACAGATGTCTGCAATTTCTTGTGCAGTGCTTTCATCAATGGTACCGTTTTCCATTGTTTCCAAGGTCCACTCTTGCATTTCGTTACGCATACGTGAGCGCTCTGCAGCCTCGCCGTATGAACGTTGCGTTACTTCTTGAATGTGCTTTTCTAATTGCTCAATACGTGTTTTGTTTTGTACTAGTTGTGACTCAAGAAACTCTCGTGTCATGTAGTGATTGTCTATTACTGGTTGGTCCATGGGGGCCCTCTTTCTGTTAGTTGTTTAATTTAATTATACTGGGCACCACTGACAAATGTCAAGATCCCCTTACGGGGAGTAGTTTATACACATACTCAGGTGTCTTGTCTCAGGCATACCTACGCATCATGGCATAGGGCTTAGCAGAAACAAATTATTTAGAGATAACGAGCAATAGCGTTGTATGTAGAAGTATTAACTACTTCCTCATCTGTCATCTTGAGAATACGAATTGCGTTCTCAATTTCCTGCTTCTGCTCTAGGTATGAGTGACGACCCATTTGCTCAAAGTCACGCTCAGGCTCTTTTGGTAGGTCTGCCTCTGATGTTGTTAAATCAAAGTCAATGTTGAGTTGGTTGTTCCAAGAACGATAGTTTGTTCTAACATTTTCTGCCTTCTTGATGTTAGCAATAGCATAAGCAAAGATTTCCTTACGCCACTTTTCCATAGCCTTGTTGTATTTGCCTTCGTTTGTTTCTTGATTAGCGTAGTTCTTTTCTAGTTCTGCTAGACGAGTTTCTAGTGCCTTGATTACCTTTGGTGTTGCGATTTTAACTGAGATAGATTTTGTGTTTCTTGCCATGTGTTTTCTCTTTTCTTTGGTGGTTTAATTGTTAGGGGGTTGTGTTGAGCAGTTTGTATTCATGCTCAGGAATAAGCAATTAGATTACTTAGCCGTCCAAGTTGTGTATCGGTGTGAGCCATTGACATCTAACTTTACACGAACATTACCATTTGGTTGTGGGTTAATCTCTACGATTGTTCCTGTGACCTTTGACTTCTGTGTTGTGTATGTGTCGCCTACCTTGTAGGTTGCTGTTGCTACTGACATTGTGTTTCTCCTTTTGTTTAGTGTGTTTTGCTTATGTATTAAGTGTAACATTTCCTACTGACATTATCAACATTTTTCTGAGATTTCTCACTATTTGAGACGCTCAGGGGGTGTGAGTTGAGTCACATTAGACAGATTGAGGGTTATTGTCCACCTGCCACGATTAGCATGATTAGTAACCCTATTACTGTTGCTATTACCATTTCCATTTTTCCTCATTTCTTAGTTGCAGAAAAAATTATGTCACTCTTAGAGTATACACACAATGAGCAAGAAACGCAAGCCGAGCCTTTTGTGCTTATGAGTGGTATCTGCTTATTGTTTTCAGGACACTTAGCACCAGGCCTGTTGGTCAATGCCTTTAAGTCTGCCTGTCCTATTAGAAAGTTTTTAGCAAGGTATGCTAATTTAATTCCATGATCTGTTTTTAATTCCACACCTGTATCTTTATTCTCGCTATCTGTGGAATAGTATAGTGAGAGATTATCAATACCCTTTAACATTAGGGCGGCACTCTTGACTCTTGTGTATACCCAGAATTGAATATCAGGATTATTAAGGATGACATGCTTCCATGCGAATGTATAAGTATCGTTAAAGAAATCGCCGTCCCAGTGAATACGAAATAGCATAGGCGCTTTACGCTTTACGCAGTCAGCCTTGAAATCTTTTATCATATCTTCAAGCAATGCTTCAATTGTATCGTGATCAGCGTCTTTAACTAATTCCCAATTGTGTAATAAGTTTTTCTTTACTGTTGGGAATACTTTTTCAAGTTTCCCAGCATAACAAACACTCTCGCATACGCTAGTCGCTCCAGGACATGAATAAGCCTTTCCTGCGGGTAATCCGAAAGTGTTAGCGATACTTGCTTGTTTTCCATTTGGTGTAACGGCATTTGCTACTTTCCTATCTTTGCTTCTTAGTAGTTTAGTCATGGTGGCTACTCTCTTTCTTTCTTTAATTCTAACATAAGGGACTGACATTTTTTTCTATCGTATTTTTTCTTATTGGGTACGGCAGAGGCAGCGTTAGACCTACGTAATTCCATAAGCCTACGTAATTCCTCTTTGGTTTTCTTCATACTTAATCTTAGCAGAATCGTGGGAAAATGTCAAATCTTACGTAAACACGACACGCCCGACTGCGTTCGAAAATTTTGTGCGGGGAAGCACACAAAATCTTTTTTAGTTAATCAGCATCCTCAGTAAAAACATACAACGGAATTAAATCAGTGTAAGCATACTGAGTAACTTCCTTTTCACCAAATTCGTTTTCGGTTTGGATGTCATAGTTATCTCCTGTTGAATCACTCTCAATAAAAATAACTTCAACAATGTCTTCACCGATCTTGATTAAATCACCAAGCATAACCTGGTCTGGTGTTAAGTTATCAGCGTGTAATAATTCCATAGAATTCATTGTAACAGTCATTTTAACGGGTCCCCGCAAGCGCTATAAAAAACAAAAGAAATCCTGCAACGATAAAGAATTCCACCATTATTCAAGCCCCAATCCTAATTCATAGCCTGCATCTTCATTGTAGTAGTCCTCTTCATCTTGTGGCAACCAAAAGTCCAAGTGGTGTTGTTCAATGATAGCCCAAGCGGGTGCAGTGGTCTTGCCTTTATAGAATACGCCTTCAGGCATTTCAATCTGACGCATAGCATCTAATTCACGAGCCGCATCTAGCGCTTCAATGCAAGGCTTAACCATGCTTAGTGGAACGGGTGGATAGTGATTACCTTGTAAGTGATAACCAATAGCCTGTTCAAGTGATAGGTCTAAGTTTGTTGCTAATTCAATTCCTGTCATGCTTCCCATTATCTTGTTGTTACCTTTCCCATGCGGTCAATAATTTTTGTGTGCATTTTGCCTGACGGCTCTGATAAATTAATTGTTGTGTATTCGTTAGCAAAACCGACATCAACAAAGCGTTGGTATGCTTCCACGGCAGTTAAAGCATCTGAGTAACGACCAACCCAATTAGGCTTAGTGCCTGAGTCATAGGTTACTGTTATTGAGTATAGGTATTCATTATTCATTATGCGTTCTCCAATGTGTATTCGTTTAATTCATTACTAGCGTACCATGCGGTGTATTCGTTGTAAAGTGTAACGCCCTTGTTGCACTCACAAAAATCTGTATCGTATTCACCATGATTATTGCCCCAAAATAGAACACCCTCATCATAGCAATCCATGCAATCCCAATTATTCATTTATTAGTCTCCAATCTTTACTGCAAGTATGCGGTATGTATCTTTTAGGTTAAGTGGTGCTGAGTAGTGGGGGCGTACCTGAACACGATAAGACTCGCAATCTTGATACCATACATCAGACTTTTCTGCTGAGATAATTTCTCCCGTAAGTGTGCGGGACTTATAAGTTTTTCCTACAAGTAGGTTTTCTATTGTATAGACATTTGCTGACATTTGCCAACCTCTTTCTTTTTGTTTAATTACTTTATTACTCTGTAATCCTATCATGGCAGGCTGACAAATGTATAGTTACTAGCGAGTAATCTTAAATAGTGAGACGCTCAACCTGTGTGATAAACCTCACAAAAAGTTTGACCTGTGGATAACTTGGTCTGACCTGTGGATAACGGCGGGTCGAAAAATTTTGAGCAGTTTTAAATCATGCTCAGGATTTTGTTTTACTTTTTAAGTCGCTCAGTTCGCAAAGCAATTTGCAATCTGCGAATTTCTTTATGTTGCTCAGCGTTTTGTTTCCAAAATGCAATCATCATTCCAACAGATCCAGCAAGAGCAATTACAATTGCAATAAGTGTTCCAGTGTCTAGAATCATGCTTTCACCTCAACACCATCAACGCACGCATCATAGAATTTATTTTCATCAAATCTAGGATTGTCAGAAGCGAACCATTCGCTAAATTCAAAAACTAATTGGTCAAAATCATTTGAGTCAATGTCATCAACGAATTTGTTTAGAATTTTTGCAGTTTCTACATAGTCTTTACGTGTCATCATTTAGTAAGTCTCCACTTTCTCTACATCTGCGACATTATCTAAACGCCATGTGTTGTTTACAATTTCAATAACTTTTTCAAATGAGTGGGCCTCATACGCAGGGTATGAGACCTCACCATTTACATTACGCACTGAAAGTTTTACGCCATTCATTAGTCTGCCACCTTTAGAATTGCATAAGAGCCACCTTCATTTATGTGGTCCAAGATTGGTTGAAGTTTAGAACCGATTAGGTCCTTGAGCATTGACTCAAGCATTGCGATTTGCATTTCTTTTTCTAGTGCAAGAAGTTGCATTCCTACTGGATGAGTCTCGTCTACCTCTGTGACGAACTTTAGATTGTGTTCAATTTTTACCATGTTAGTTTTCCTATTCTTTAGTTTGAGTTAGTAAGTGTACGAGTGCCACGAAGTGTGCCACTAATTCCAAGAGAGTCGCAAGCGACTTTGACAGATACGCCAACAGGTAAAGTGTTAGGGTATTGTGATACGAATTGAGCAACCTGACCTCGTGATGAGAAGTTGATTTTTTTGGTAGAACCTGAAAAGGTTTCTAGTGTAACAGTGTAAGTCATTGAGTGACTTCCTTTCTTTAAGTTGATAAGACTATCCTATCATGGGGCACTGACAAATTGGGGCACTTATTCGCTAGGCTCACTGTGATTTAGGTCACATTTATTTGCTAGGCTCATTGCCTTGTCTGTCCTTATTTAATTGTTATACTAGAAGTATAGCAAGGAAATGTCAAAAAGTCAAATCCTGACACGGCGTGTCGCATGTGAGTTACACCACACCTACCCTGTGGATAAGCCTGTGGATAACTTTTGTCGAAAATTTTTCAGGGGATCAATCCTGAAAAACTTTTTTATTAACTATGAATTGCAATAACAAAAGCAAAACAAGTAATTGCGATTAGTATAACTAACATTACTTACCTTCATTCTTTCTAATTATTGCAATGCATTCTCTAATTGCAGTAACGCCATTCTGGTCGCCACGATACTCAATGATTAGGTTTTCTAATTCACGAATTGTTTTTTCCATTTATGCAATCTCCAATTCGTTATAGTCAATAACCTCAAAGTCATGTCGTTCTAGTGGCATAGCCTTTAGCCATGATAGTGCAGACTCAAAGTCCTCAGCCTCAATAGTAACCATTAGGTCAAAGTTAAATAGGGTCATTACTTTACCTCCTTGTATAAAAAGTCCCAAGCCTTACGGCATAACACAATTGATTTGCAATTGTCACAACAGATAACCCCATGAGGGTTAAGGTCTAGGTCATAGACATCTACGCTGGCAGATGTCGCCCCACATACTGAGGGGAGATTAACAAAGGTACTCATCTTGTAAGTCCTTCCTTTCCATAAGTGTTAATAAAATCAGGGAGAGCCATAACGCCCTTGTAGTCTTTACATCTAGGGCAAAATCTATTCCACCCGTCAAATAGTGTTATGCAGAAAGCGCAGATGTTATCCATAGCGCATAAGCCTTGCTCATCTATAAATTGCATAGTGTCGTTCATTTAGATACATACCAATCTGTCCATGTAGGGAATTGTTCTGGGTCACTATCATAGTAGTAACGCTCAATGTTATTTTCACAATCCATGCAGAAAGTGTATTGGTTATCTCCAATTTCTGAGATAGCGGAAACCATAGGGTTATGGTCTTTACATAGTGTGTTTAGTGTAGTCATTTTGACCTACCTTTCATTAGCGGATTTCTTTACCGCTTGTTTTTCTTTATACTGTAAGTGTAGCATGGGGGTCTGACAAATTGCAAACCCAAAATGGTATCAAAACGGACATTGTGAGGCGTATCACATGAGACATAGGTCACATCTGAATGGTCAAAGATAACAATGACCATTTGCTACGGCGTGTCGCCTTGACAAAATCGGGTCGAAAAAAAGTTATCCACAGCCCCCTGTGTATAACCTATGTGACGGACATCACAAAAATACTTTGCAGACACGCCCGAAAAACAGGCTAATTTGTCAGTGGTAGGTGCTAGAATACTATGTATAAAGATTAACAAAGAAAGGTGTTCCCAATGAATACACTAGAAAGACTAAGAGCAGAACAACAGGCTCGTTACGCTATTGAGCGTGAAAAGAATAAGGCTAAGATTGAGGCTATGTTTGCTAATCACTCTCGCCCACTAAACAATGCCCACCTATTAGAAAAAGAGGAAAACTAATGAACCCATTTACAATGTTTATTGATTGGATTGAGGACTATCCAGAAGCAGGTATGATTTGCGCTATTGCAACAGTTATTGCTTGCACTATCGCAGGAATTGTTTGGGGGTGAATAAATGAAAACCAATTTTGAGATTACACAAGAGATTAACACTCTTGCTAAGAAACACTATGGTGAGCAAGACCTTGCCTATGTATGGGGTTGCGCTCAAGCGTTGCTTTCAGTAAGTCAATTAGATTTGATTCTAGGAATACTAAAAGAAAAGGAAACTAACTAATGAACGCTATGTATGCACACACTTGCGAGTTCTGCGGTGATACGGGTATCATCATTTTCTCTGAAAAAGAGACACGCATAGACCCTTGCAAATGTTAGAATAAATCGGTGGCACTAGTGTTAGAATTATTGACGGCACTAGTGCTAAGATCTTTGCACGCACCACACTAGTGTGCTCACTAATTAAATTATTTATTCTACACAAATGTATGTATCATACATCTATACAAAATATTCAGATTTTGGGCAAACCCCATTTATAAAATTTTTCAGATTTTGACGGGATAGGGTATAATAATCATATGGCTATACTAGATAACGTAGACAACGATACATATCCACTATTTGAGACAGAATCATCTTCTCTGGCTATAAAGGTTTTTTCAGAAACCTGTTGCAATGGATGTTCTTGTCAATCTGAATCAGATCATAAAATATAAAATAGGTGGGGTATATGAATAAAAAAATTGAGTTTTGGGCAACTAGCAAAATGATGTATGATATTGCACCAAAGCCAGAACCTGCCTCTAAACATATTCCTGAGTGGTGGAAAGATGCAGATCCATATATGCGTAGTCTTAAAAATCCTGACGGAAAAACTTTAGTTATAGAAAATAATAACTCAAATGCATCATTTAAAAAATGTAGACCAATGCTAGATACATTAACCTTTGGATACATTCTTCCACTATGGTCTGACGTTCTTGTTACAAATAATGATGGTCAAATATCTATTGACTGGAGAGTTTCTTATCCAGTATTTGAAGATCATAATGGACAAGAGGTTGAGGTTCCAGATGGGTATAGTAAAAACCTACAACTAAAATATAGAAACCCATGGGTTCCAAAATTACCAAAGGGTTATTCACTTCTTGTTATTCCACCAGCGGGGTATCCAAATCCAGTATTTAAACCAATTTGGGGAATTATTGATTATGACAACTCTAAGCATCCACTGCTTCCACCAGTCTTTGTAAAAGAAGGCTTTAGTGGTATCGTAGAAAAAGGGACTCCAATTGCACAGATAGTTCCTTTTAAAAGAGATAACTGGCAATCTTCTTTTAATTATTATGATCAAGAAGAGTTTTTTGCAATATTAAATAAAGAAAGTTTTTCAACAATTGCAAATAATTATGTTAAAAATATATGGACAAACAAAAGTTTTAAATAATTAATCTTTAATTAAATTTTTATTTATTTCTGTAAGAATTTTATCTTTAAGTCTAACATTTTTGAACTGACTATATCTTGATTTCAAGGTTTGACCAAGACCATAAATTTCTGTTGAGTTAATACAAGAGTTCATATAAGAGTAAAGCAATGGTGTAACCTCAAACTCTTTAAATGTTATTTTTTTGTCTGTTAAAAATTCAACATAAAATAATGGCTCATCTTTTTCTAGATAAAAATCTCCGCTGTTGTTCCACATTTGAACTTCAAAATTATATGGTCTAAACCATTGACCAATGTCAAAATTTCCAGGGATTACAGATCCATAGTTCATATATTTTGCTTTATGAAAATATGGAGCGGTAAAAGAAGCCTCTACTGGCTCATCTGCAAAAAATATATACCCAAGAGTCAAGCAAAGAGTTGGTCCAAAATCAAACATAGGATCTCTTACATAGTCAATACCCATCTTATCGCCACTCTGGTCATATATTTCTTTTTTGTCATTTTCTATGTCCACATCATACTTAAATGACATACTTACTGGGCTATTGTATACAAGGGTTCTTTTTAGTTTTGCAGCAGATGCAGGACATGAAAACATGCTAGAAAAAGGACCACGACCTTTAATTATCTTTTTAGCGTATTCATTTGATAATAGGTGTGGTGTTTGATAATGCAAATATTCTAAATAGCCAGTACTTCTTGGTACTGCAGCATAATATATAGTTACGTTATCTTTGTTCACTACCATTTACCTACTGGACATTTAGCATTTGCAAGCATTGACTTAGCAGCCATAAAACAACCACACTTCTTGCAAGTTTGTGTCTTTGGTCTAAAGAAGTCGCAGGCTTTGCATATTTCTAACCTATGCTCTGCTACCTCTTCAGGGCTTCTAGGAGATCCATTAAATAGGTCCCAAGGCCTAACATCTTTTTCTTTATCGCTCATATATTCTATTATAGCCTATGTGGATATATAAATCCATTATTGACATTCTTAGGCATTATATGCCTTATGTTGTCAGGGTGAGGTTTGTATACTCTATTTTCGGCTTAACTCGTATCCCGCCGAAATTTAAAGATTATTTATTATGTATATTTTCTTTAAGCCATTGATACATTGTTGGAGAAGCATCTGCCTCTTCCTGCCAAATTTTTCTATTAATTTCCCACTGTTTCAATGTTGGCTCAACAAAATAATAGTAATCAATTCCATCTCTATGAATCCATCTTTCAATATCTATAGAATTTACTGGCATATAATTCATTCCAGTTGCAATACAGTGAATTCCAGAGTAACCATTATGTTTTTGTGTATTAAATTGAATATCTGCTAGATCTTGAAATCCTGGAACCATTGATGGCTCTAATAAAGGAACATTAGGCTGATAAGTTTTTTTTGTTATATCACGCCAATATTCTGTATCGGTTCTATTAGAAAGTGCATAATGCTGTGCAACAAATTCCCTAAATGTAAAATACTGTCTACTTGTATTCATGTTATAAGCATCTCTATCCCACTGAGTTACTGTTTTACGCTGTAAAGTTTTTACTAGTTTATCTAAAAATTCATGAACCGTAAATAAACCATTAGATTCTAAAGGCTCAATAAATCCAGCCGCAAATCCAATAGCAACAACATTTTTTACAAATGTGCGTTCATGGATTCCTACCCTAAACTTAATATACTTATAATCAAAAGATTCTACATCACGATCTGGATTATGAATAGTCATCTTATCTGAGCGAAGGTGATCCTTAAACTCTTTTAGTGCATCTTCTTTAGAAATATATTTATCGCTAAATACGTATCCTGTTCCAATTCGTTCCCAAGATGGAATATTCCATACCCATCCATGCCCAATGGCAGTACAGTTAGTATAAGGTTCCATTTCTTTTTCTTTGTCTGTGTAAGGTATACGTGTAGCCCATGCGCTATTGTTTGGAAGCATATGACTTTGGTCATTCCAAGGCTCTTTCAATGCTCCTTCAAGTAGCATAGATTTAAATCCAGTACAGTCAATAAATAGATCTGATGTAATAACTGTTCCATCTGTCAAGACTAGAGATTCAATACCTTCATCATTTGTATTTACTGTTTCTACTGTTTGAGGAATTACTATTACTCCACGAGGAATACAGTAGTTATTTTTTAGCCATTGTCCAAACTTTGTGGCATCGAAATGATAGGCTACATCTTTTTTAAAATTAAAGTTGCCCAATTTCCCAGATTTATTCCAAGATAGTTTATTTTGTTCTGCTAAAGTTAAAGCAGGGAAAAAGGTTCTAGCATAATCTGCAACATCCAGATCTGGTGATTTAACTTTTTTAAAATACCAGTCAGTTAATCCATTAAGAGTTCCTTCTAAAAAGGGATTTCCAAATGGATAATGAAAACCTCCAGAATCTTTTTTATAAAAATCTGTAAACTTAATAGACATCTTGTATATAGCATCTGTTGCTGGCATAAAGTCTTTTTCGTCAATGCCAATCCAATTAGCCCATCCAGTGATCCCTCCAAGAGTTGATTCACCAACACCCACAATAGGGTAATCTGGAGACTCAATTACAATAATTTCTTTATCTGGAAAGGCTTTTATCATTGTTGCTGCAGACATCCAGCCAGCAGATCCACCACCTACTATAACAATTTTGTTTACATTTATCATAATCCCACCATGTATCTATTATAGCCTATGGTTTTTTAAATAAAAATAATGTATAATAGTGTTATTATGACAACAACCGATTGGGCTCAATTTATTCTTGCATTGCTTTCAATCGGAGCAATAATAGTTAGTTCAATTCGCTGGTATATAAAAGTTCAAATTAAGCCTATAGCAGAAGCCGTAGAAGATATCAGAAAAGAAACTAAGACAAACGGCGGAACCTCAATGCGTGATGAAATTAAACAAATTAAAATTGAGCAAGAAAATGCTAGAGATAAAAGAAAAGCAACTAGTGATAAACTAGATCATATGTACGATATTCTTTTAGAGTATGTTTCTAAAAATTCTAAATAACTACTATATATAATATATAAGATATCTTTTAAAAACTTAACTATAGTATATTCTTTCTTATATATATTTAAGTATACACCAAAAGTTTTTTGTTTTAACCTTTAATACCCTGGCTAATTATAACTTTTTATAACAATTTAATATATAACTTTTTGTTACCATATAAATAACGTTTTGTTATATTTATATGTATACTGGTATAAATTAATGTTATAATGTGAGGGCTGGCACTCTAAGTTCTACCCCCACCCCACTGCGCTTAGAGTGTCCAGTTTATGTTATACTTATTATGTGAGTAAAAAAGATACTATAACAATATACTGGTGTCCCTGGACTTTACCTGATAAGCAATATGATATGATGCTATTTGATTTAGTTCCAGTATCGCTAATGGGTGATTTGCAAAAAAGAAGAGCAAAAAATCCCATAATTCCAAAATCAAATTTTTTACAACCAGGAGACTATCAGTCCTGTTCTGCACTTCATACTCTTTCAAATAATATGTTTATAATTAAAACTCAACTAGATGCAGAAATATTCTTAAACGATGATGGAAGCATTATTCCAAATAATTCAAATTCTATTTTTTTTACAGAAAGAGTTTCTTCATTAGAAGATGCGTTCAGCGTGGATTTTGACTTAAACTATATCTTTTTTTCAGAAGAATCGGTAGACATGACTATAAGTCCAGCATATATGCATAACACGACACATAACGAGTATGGCTTTGTAGCGCCAGCAAAATTTAATATTTCATCTTGGATTAGACCAACCCCAACTATCTTTCAATTATGGAAAGATGTTAGAACTTTAAAATTTAAAAAAAATGAGCCTGTATCGTATATCACTTTTGATACAGAAAAAAAAATACAATTTGTAAAATTTGAATTAACACCAGAATTATTTAACATGATAAAAGCCTGTGGAACTTATAAATTCATTAATCCTTATCAAAAAATGGTACAACTTTATGATATTTTTAATAAAAATGGACTAAGGTCACGAGTTTTAAAAGAAATAAAGAAAAATCTAATATAGTAATATTTATGGTATAATCTTATATTATGTGCTCTCCTTCAATTGAAAAACTTGGTGCTTCACCAGCCAACATACAATGGACTGTGGTCCGTGGAGATAATGCAAACCTTAAAGTAGAATTTTTTGAAGACGACGAAGTTACCCCATATGACACAGGCGCTTGGGTTTTTTCAGCAACAGCCTATGATCCTTCATCTGACGTTTTAGATGAACTAGTTGTTGAGACATATGAGGATGGGGTTGTATATATTCTTGCCGACAAAAATATTACTCAAAACTGGGGCGGTACAAAATATAAGCCTATTGTTGCAGAGTTAAGATTTGACCTTACCGCCACAATTCCTGGAGATGGAGTATCTGGAGGAGGAGGAGACCTTGAAACTGTATGGACTCCTGTTGTTGGAACAATATGCGTTCTTGGAGATGTTAGTGGAACGCTATGATAGTTAAAGTAACTTCAAATAAAGCAAATCTTCCATCTGCAGTTAAAGTTGGAACAAAGATCTATAAAGTAAAGTAAAATATATCCATGGCAACTAACATGGAACCACCTCAACCATTAAAGAAAAAAAACTATTTAGACGCTGTAAAGTCTACTACTCCACAAGAACTAAATAAGCAGTATATTGCCGTACCTGGTCTTCAGGGTGAAACTGGCCTTCAAGGACCTAAAGGAGATAAGGGTGACAAGGGTGATCAGGGACCACAGGGACCAAAAGGTGATCAAGGTAAGACTGGTCCCCAGGGAGAGCGTGGAGAGCCTGGTAAGGGCGGAGAAGGCTATGACTCGCCATCTGGACAGTATCCAGGTTGGGCATATTACCAAAACAAAATAGATAAGCCAACTCTTTTAGGACCCCAAAGAGGAGATGATGGATGGGTATCTCTTAATTTTTATGCAGATCTTGAGTCATCTAATGAAGAGTATATTATAAAAAATACAAACCAACTTTGGTTATCCGATATGAACATTTTTAATTTTAAGGCATTAAGGCTAGGTGCTAAGGTTGATATAAGATATGATTTTACAATAACTACTGAGTCAAACTATACAGAGTTATGGCTTAGAACATTTAATGAAAAATATTTTAAGTCCCCAACATCTTATGTAGCAAACCTTAAATACCAGTATTCTTACGATATGTCATTTTTTCAAACATTGTATATTGATGACCAAAGAATTAAATCCTATGGGGCAAGACCTCAAGCAAGAACAGACTCAGAAAGTAACTTGCTATTAAAAGGCATCTATATTTCAGTTTGTTAATGGTATAATAAAGCAGGAGGAATAATGGCATTTCCAGGTACTTATAATTTTAGTTATTATCGTGGGGACACGTATCAATTTGTAATCCGTCCAAAAAATGCAAATGGAACAACCTTTTCACTAGATGCTTATGCAGGCAACGCAGACTTTACAATATCAAATAGACGTGGTAGCACTGGAACTCAAATTTCAGCAACTGCAACAGTAGACACAGCAAACGATATTGTTACATGCACAATAACTGGAGCAACTGGAAGAGGCCTAGTTGGAGGAACAACATATGTTTATGACGTTCAAATTGATAATGGCGCTGGAGTTATTTTTACATTGCTTACTGGATCAATAACAGTTACAGACGACATTACTGGGGCAGTGGTTTAATGGCAGATGTTGTTTTATCAAATGATGATTTAACTGTTTTGGCTGGCCCTTCAACCGTTGAACTTCTTGTTGATATTGGTCCAACTGGAACTCGTGGTAGTAAGTTTTTTGTTGGCATAGGAAATCCAAATTCCCTTTCTGGATTAGGTCAAATACTAAATGATATGTATATTGATACAGCACCTGGTCCAAACTATGGATATCTATATCAATATATTTCAGCCCCTGGTGGTTCTTCATGGGTTGAGGTTTTACGTGTGAACCCAACAATTTATTCTAAATTACACACAGTAACTTTTGCTTCAGGAACAAGCGCATATGCTGGAAATGGATCTGTAGTTATTCCAATAACAGATATATCTACTTCTGCTGGACTTACCGCCGAAAACTTTAATGTTCAATATTCAATCCAAAATACAAAACCACTAGCATCTTCTCTTTCATCTGTTCAGATATCTGGAACAGATTTAGTTATAAATCTTGAGGCTTCCGAATATGATGGAACTTGGGGTGCCTTTGATGCAGAGGTTTCAGTTCACATTTTTGTATCGGTTATGATATAATGAACGAGGTGAAATGACATGGCAGCAGAATCAATAGGAGCACTATACTCCACAAAAATTCCAGGGTATGCAGACAATGCTGATATTCAGGCTGCATTTAAGTTATATCATTATGGCTCAACAGATTATAATACTGCAAATGCCAATACCGCAAATTTAGTAAATCCATCTATTGCATACACATTAAATGACCTACAGGGACAAATTACTAGCCTTGATCCAACAGGATCTGTTTCAAAATCTACGATTGATGCAAAAGGAGATTTACTTGTAGGTTCTGCAAATGACACAGTAGATAATTTATCTATTGGAAGCGATAACTATGTTTTAACAGCAGATTCAACTCAGACACTTGGATTAAAATGGGCAGCACTTCCAATAGCAAGCACAAGTGGAGCAGGAGTAGTTCAACTAACAGACTCAACTTCTTCAACATCAACATCAACTGCTGCAACTCCAGCATCGGTTAAGTCTGCATATGACTTAGCATCTGCAGCAGCAGAAGCAGGAATTCCAGTTACACTGATGATGATGGGTGGATAAAATGTATGTTATAATTAGCATAGATTCAGTGCAAGCGCACAGAAAAAGAGGAGAAAAATAAATGCCAACAACATATAAGGTGCTAGGACAATTAGCACCAGCAAATACATCGGAGGCAACACTTTATACTGTGCCTTCTTCAACACAAGCAGTAGTGTCAACAGTTTCTGTATCAAATCTAACTGGAACAGCAGCAAACGCAACAATTAACGTTTGTGTAAATGGTGCAGCCTCTGCAAACGCAAACACATTCTTAAAGACTGTTTCAATTCCAGGAACATCAACAGTTACATTTACTGTAGGACTAACTCTTGGAGCAGCAGATCTTATCAGAGTAACATCTGGTACAAATAACGCACTAGCATTTCAAGCATTTGGAAGCGAGATTTCCTAATCATGGCAATACGTTCTAATGGATCAATACAAAGCACGGCGACAGGTGCATCTTTCCCAGCAAAGACAACTCCTGGACCAATATCTACCTTTAGTGCAACACCAGCATCTGGAACACAGATGAACCTTTCTTGGTCTGCACCAACAAGTAACGGAAATGATACAGTTACTGGCTATAAGGTTGAGCATGCTGTAACTTCTGTTGGAACGTATACAGTCTTTGCAGCAAATCAAGCAGAAACAACTGCTTCAATAACAGGACTAACAAATGGAACAAACTACACATTTCGTATTACTCCAATAAATGGTGTAGGTACTGGACAAGCAAATACATTTGCAGCAACTCTTAGGTTTGGTTTAGGAACACTTACTTTTCAAGAGTTTACTTCAACTGGAACATGGACGGCTCCAACAGGTGTTACAAAAGCAAATCTTATTTTAGTTGGCGGAGGTGGTGGTGGTAGTAGTAACCGTTCAGGAAATGCTGGCCATGGTGCAGATGTTAAAACATGGCTTGATGTAAGCGTTACTCCAGGAACAGGCTATGCTGTAACAATCGGTGCAAGAGGAAATAACTCAGGTTCAAACGCAAATGGTGGAAGTACAACTGTTGTAATTGGTGGAACAACTTATACATCAGAAGGCGCACCTGGAGGAGTTCCAGCAGGTAGTGGAATGAGTTTTAGCAATGCAAATCTTCAAGCAGGAGCACTAGGTGGGGGACAGTCTCACACATTTGTTGGAAATCAACAAACACTTCAACCAGGATTTAATAGATCAGAGTTTGGATTTGGAGCAGGTTGGGGAACCTCTGGAGGTGGTGGGGCAAGTCCCTTTAATGGTGCCTCTGATGCTCCTCAAGGAAACTACTGGTATCAACCACAAGGTGGATCAAACTACGGTGCAGGAGGCCAAACAGCAGTCTTTACTGGAATGAATCCTCCAGGTGGTGCAACTGGTGGTGCTGCCTCTGGACATGGTAACGGTGGTACTTGGAACAACTTCGGTTCAGCAGGAATTGCAAGAATTTATTGGTATGCATAGGAGATATGATGGCAACAGTTGATATAGCAGTAATAAAAGATAATGTTGTTGTAAATAACATTGTTGTTGAAGAAGAACTGGTTGATACACCAGAAGAAATGGAAACTTTTAGAATAGCCCTTGGTGCAGACATACTTGTTAATCCTGGATTTACGGCAACACCTGGTAGTCTTTATGATCCAGAAACAGGTAAAGTAGGAAAGCCACCAAAACCTTTTGAAGATTGGGTTTGGGGAGTAGAAAATAGATGGATTCCACCAATAGAGTATCCATCAGACGGAAAACTTTATGACTGGAATCAACTTTTCACCCGTTGGGATTTAGTAGATCAAGAAGCCTTTGCTGAAATGCTTAGATCTCGTGGAATTCAAGTAAACCCTATTCTTTAATATAGTATATATTAATTAAAGGTTTTTTTGTTCCAAAATTGATTTTTATATGATGCTATAATTTTTGATCTAAGTAAACTCATAGCCTCAACAGGATCAAAACCTTCTCCAGAATTATCTATTTCTGATAACCACTCATCTCTTTTAAAAGGTATAACTTGAATCATTGGAGTTCCTTTTTCAATTATACCCTGAAAGTTCTTTTTCATTAAAAATGGAAAATGTACAACGCCAGGATATGTATCTGTGTCTACGACCCCTGGAAGACAATAAAACGGAAGATCATGATGAAGTGGTGTTATAAATAAAGAACTATACCCTTTTGGTGTTTGTATAAAATATGGATTAATCCATTTATAAGCAAATTTATGAAATTCATCAGCAATAGGTAAAATAGGCATTTGTTGTTCATGATGTGCAGTAACTAAATTTGCATCTTCAAGAACCCAATTTAAAAATTTTTCACCTGTTTCTTCAATATTTTTTACTTGAATATCAGATATAGTAGGAATGATATATCCCATAGACATTGAATCTCTTAGTGGTACACATTTTTTTATTGTAAGATTTATTTGTTTCGTTTTATAATGAGGATCATCATATGGTGTTAAGATTGGCATATTTGGTGTATTTCCATTCCAAGTAGATGGTGTATTTTTAAACCATTCAGGTAACATTTTTATTGCAGATACAGGTGTTGGAGCAATATATTTATATTTTTTTTCAGAAAGTGTAAATTTAATTTTTTTACTCATTATTCAAAACTCTTTCTTTGCCAAAAGTTATTTTTATAAAATCCAGTATAAAAACTTCTTGCCTGCCATCTTATTTTTTTTGTATTTTTTTCTAAATCTATATCCATTACTGATTTCCAATTATCTCTCTTAATCAATACTAGTTGAGCATAAGGAGTTCCAGCAGGAATAATACCTTCAAAATTATTTTTTAAAAAAAATGGAACAAAACCACCAGATGAATATTTGTCAGTATCTATGATTCCAGATGTAGTTGTAAAAGGAAGATCAAATCTGTTTAAAGGATGTGTTAGTAAACAACTATACCCATCTGGTGTTTTAAACCCAAATGGAATCTGCCAGGCAAAATGATTATTATGGTGTCCAGAAGGCCTTGGAATAAGAGAACCTACCTTGCCAAATCTTTCAGTAATTGGAGATGGCGTTCCACCCCAAGATATTGTTGGTAAACCATTTTCATTAATTTCAACAATTAAATCCATTGCAGTTTCAAACATATATCCATGAGTTAAACTATCTAAAAATGGAATGCATCTTTTTAAACCAACATTTGCAATTCCAAGTTCTCCATTAGAACGAAAATGCGGATAGTCTTTGTCATCAGAATACAATTCAGAATCTTTATACCATTTAGGGATATAAAATTTTGATGATTTTGGTTTATCTAAAAATTCAACATTTGTGAGTGCATCTTCTCTAAAAAATTTTATTGTCTTTTTTTTCATTTTTTGCCCCCCATGTATAAATTATAGCATATATACTTTATTTAGGAAATCTATTCATCCACATTCTAGTTTTAGGTGTTATGCCTTTCCAAGAAGACCAATCTTCTCCACCCCTAGACATATAGTATGCAATCTCAGCATTTTTAACGGGATTAAATAATTCAGCGTTAGAGTTAAGATCAAACTTATCTCGTCTATCTGGACCCAAGTTGTCAATCATGTTAATTTGAAACACCCCGTAGGATGAGTCCCCAGTCTTATGGTTTCCGTTAAATGCTAAAGGACGACCATTAGATTCTTTCTTGGCAATAGCCCAAGCCACCACTAAATCATTACCTCTAAACCCAACAAGGTAAAGAAGGTCTTTTAGTTCAACATCTGTAAGATGTGTTTTGTTTTCATAACTTTCTAACATTTTTGCTTTAGAAACAACAAAAGCCACCTTGTGGGTGGCAGCAGGGTTTTCAGCCTGTTTAGTTAGTAAGTTATTTTCCGTACTTGATGCATTGGCAAAATTGCTAAATGGTGCAACAACCCCTACCAATGCTAGGATTCCAATCCAAGCCTTTAAATCTCTTCTCATAATAAAAACCTCCTAGAGACTAAAAATGCTACTTGTTAGTAGCATGTATTAATTATAACATGAATTTGAGTTTAAAGTCAAACTTTAGGTAACATTTCTATAACTTTTTAATTTTTTGTGCGGAAAGTGGTATAATAATAAGTACTATGGCTACTGGTGCAACTACTAATTATGATCTTCCTTATCCCGTTTTAAGTGACCCTGTAAATGTTCACGAAGACATTCAATCACTTGCAGAACGATTAGAAGATATACTTTCTAATGTTGGTATTCCGTTTGTTTCTTTAGAAGTTAGAAATGTAACAGGTTCAACAATTGCAAAAGGAACTCCAGTATATATTTCTGGTTATTCAACAAAACCAACAATTGCAAAATGTGATTCAGACGATTTAACAACATTCCCAGTTGCTGGAATAACCCAGTCAGCAATTTCAACTGCAACAGATGGAGTTATTATTGTTTCTGGAGTATTTGAAGGAATTAATACTTCTTCATATACCGCTGGAGAAATACTATATGTTGCAAATGGTGGAGGACTTACAGATACAATTCCTGCAGGTGGATCAGGTGCCGTAGCAGTAGTTGCAAAGTCAAATGCTTCAACTGGAATCATTATTGTTGGACAGCCAAAAGGCAATGGAACATGGGGATCAATGAAAGCAGGTTTAGCATAATGGCAGTTTTTAGAGGTCAAGGCGCATCTACATACGATATTGGTGAAGCACCACCATTTGTTAATTGGACTATTGTAAAAGGAGATACGGCATCTTTTATGGTCTATTTAACAGATGATGCAAGACAGCCTTTAACTATTTCTGATTGGACAATAGAGGCAGAATTTAAAAGACCAACTACCCCCGTTGATCCTCAAACTATTACAGACTCTGCAACAATACTTTTTACAATTAACCCAGCACAAGACTTAGATGATGAAGACGGGGAATTTAAGGTTAACCTAACTGCAGCACAAACTGCACAGTTGCAAACAAACGACATCTTTGATATTGAACTGCGTCTTCCACAAAACACACTTGTATGGACAGTTGCTCAAGGAAAGATCACCCTACTTGAGGATGTTACAAACTAGTGGCAACTATTGCTATAAACAATAACAATCCTATTAATACAAAGGTTATTGAAAGAGTTTCTTTTCCAAAAGTAGAGATTGTTGATTTAAACCGTGGTATAAAGATAAACTCAGTACTACCATTTAGAGTAAGATTCACAGCAATACAAATACCAAGTGCTATTGGAAATGTCCCAGCAATTCCTTTACAGGTAATTGGTTTCTCTAACTATATACTTTAAAATATATGATATAATTCAAGCATGGCTAAAATATCAATTGCAAACGTAAAGGCCCTGTTTCAGACAGGCGATAGACCAACTCAAGCAAACTATGAGGACTTAATTGATACCTCTGCAGCACAGGCAACAGATCTGGGTACTGCTGGTAACAATGAAGTAACAATCACTGGTATTGAGAACAGCACAATCTTTGATAATTTTACAGCCTCAGAATGGAGATCCGTTAAATACGTGGTCACATTGAAAAAGAGTACTGGAGACAAGTTCTTCACAACAGAGTTAACCATAGTCCCTGATGGTACAAATGATAACGTCAGTGAATATGGAACAGTAGACAATGATGGGAATATTGGCACCATTAGCGTCTCTAGGGCAGGAGGCACAGTTAACCTAACTGTAGTTCCCGTGGTGGGTCAGACCCCGATTACCTTACGCTACATGCGTACTGGTTTGAAGGCTTAACCAAGGAGATAAAAAATGGCAACAATAACAAAAGATTTTAGAGTAAAGGCTGGATTAGTAGTTGAGGGAGCAACCGCAACCGTTGAAGGCCACGATATTCTTACAAAGAAGATCGTAGATGCAAAAGGTGATTTACTAGTTGGTACTGCAGATAATGCAGTATCTAAATTAAGCGTTGGAACAAACGGACACGTCCTTACAGCAGATTCTGCTGAAACAGGCGGAGTTAAGTGGGCAGCACCAGCAGCAGTTGGTGTATTTGGAGAAAGCATCACTTTTGAAGGTGCTACAGCAGATGATTACGAAACTACACTTACAGTAACAGACCCAACAGCAGACCGTACAATTACACTTCCTAACGTATCAGGTACTGTAGTTACATCTGGTGATACTGGTACAGTTACAGCAACAATGCTTGCTTCAGATTCAGTAACTACAGTAAAGATTACAGATGCAAACGTGACTGCAGCAAAACTTGCTACAGACTCTGTAGAAACAGCAAAGATTAAAGATGCTAATGTGACTGCTGCTAAACTTGCTGCAGATTCTGTAGAAACAGCAAAGATTGTTGACTCAAATGTTACAGCAGCAAAGTTGGCTGCAGACTCAGTTACAACTTCAAAAATTCTTGATGCAAATGTTACAGATGCAAAACTTGCTTCAAACTCAGTTACAAACGCTAAAATTGCAGATTCAGCAGTAAATACAGCAGAAATTGCAGACAATGCAGTTACAGCAGCAAAACTTGCTACAGATGCAGTTGAAACATTAAAGATTAAAGATTCTAACGTAACTGCTGCTAAACTTGCTTCAGATTCTGTAGAAACAGGAAAGATTGTAAATTCAGCAGTAACAGAAGCAAAAATTGCAGACGGTGCAGTAACTTCAGCAAAAATTCTAGATGGAACAATTGTTAATGGCGACATTAATGCTTCAGCAGCAATTGATCAATCTAAGATTTCAGGACTTACAACAGATCTTGGAAATAAATTAGCACTTGCTGGTGGAACAATGACTGGCGCAATTGCAATGGGCACAAACAAGATTACAGGTCTTGGAACACCAACTGATGGAACAGATGCAGCAACAAAGTCTTATGTAGACACAACAGTTCAAGGAATTGACTGGAAAGCGTCTGTAAAGGCAGCAACAACTGCAAACCTAACACTAGCATCTGATCTTGAAAATGGAGACACACTTGACGGTGTAACTCTTGCTACTGGAGATCGTGTTCTTGTTAAGGATCAGTCAACTGGTTCACAAAACGGTATCTACGTAGTTAAGGCATCTGGTGCTCCAGATCGTTCTACAGATGCAGATGAGGGTGCAGAAGTAACTGCAAACTTTGCGGTATTCGTAGAGCAAGGAACAGTAAACGCTGACTCAGGATTTACATTAACAAATAACGGTTCAGTTACAATTGGTACTACAGCACTTTCTTTCACACAGTTTACTGGTCTTGGACAGGTTATTGCTGGTACAGGATTAGACAAGACTGGAAACACTCTTGATATTGATTCAACTGTAACAACAAACGATGGAACTCAAACCCTTACTAACAAAACTATCAATGGTTCAAGTAATACTATTACAAATGTTTCTTTAACTACTGGAGTTACAGGAACACTTCCTGTTGCTAATGGTGGTACTGGAATTACATCACTTGGAACAGGAGTTGCAACATTCCTTGAAACTCCAACTTCTGCAAATCTTGCAGCAGCATTAACCGATGAAGCAGGAACTGGAACAGTAGCATTTACTGATAGTCCAACCTTTACTACACCAACACTTGGTGCAGCAGCAGCGACAAGCATTGCTTTTGCAGATGCTCTTGTTGGTTCTGCTCTAGCAACTGCTGGAACATCAGCAACTACAATTGACACATTTTCAGCAACAACATACTCTGCTGCTAAGTACATTGTTCAAATGAAAAAGGGCAATGACATTGAAGTAATCGAAGTTCTTGTTGCAGTCAACGGAAGCAATGATGTTTACTTAACAGAGTACGCAAATGTACAAAGTAATACAGAACTTGGAACAACAAATGCTGTCTACTCAGGTGGTAATGTTCTTCTTCAGGTAACTGGTGCAGCAGCAGATACTGTTGTTAAGGTTCACAAGACTTATATCGAAGCATAATTAGGGACGGGAGTCAACTATGGCAACAGTAAATAAAGACTTTAAGGTAAAGCATGGGCTCAATGTAGCCGAAGGCGGTACTTTTGGTCAAGCAGTCATAGTTGGCACCCCAACTGAAAATACACATGCTGCTACTAAAGCATATGTAGATAATAAAGAGGTTCTTGTTGCACAAGGAAGCGCTGCACCAAGTGCAGAAAATTCATCAAATGGTGAACTTTTTATTGATACCGCTGAAAATAGACTTATGTTTTATTACAATGGTCAATGGAACACTCTTGCACTACTAAATGACACAGTTGAAATAGCACAACACATCCACGATACAGCAATTGATGGAACTGGTTTGATTGTTTCAACTTTTAAAGATGCAGGGTTTTATAATGAGGCTGGCGCTACAGAAGATGCTGGATTTTATAATACTAACAGTTGGTCTGTCACATATGATGGCGGAATTGCAACAGAAGTATTTAATTAAAAACTGATATAATATGATCATACACCACTGGAGGAGTAAATAATGGCAACAAGAATGCAACAGCGTAGAGGTACCGCATCACAATGGGTCTCCTCTAATAGCGGTAATGGTCCAATCCTAAATGCTGGAGAAATCGGCTGGGAATCAGACACAAATAAATTTAAAGTTGGAGACGGAGTTTCTTACTGGGCAGACCTAGACTACTTTGCCGACATTAACTCAACAGTTAACCCAGCATTTGGTTCAAGCATTACATTTGAAGGTGCTACTGCAAATGCTTTTGAGACAACTTTAGCGGTTACAGACCCTACTGCTGATCGCACAATCACTTTCCCTGACGCAACTGGAACAGTTGCTCTAACATCTGATATTTCAGAACTTTCACAAGATGCTATTGATTCAGCACTTACTGCAGGTACAGGTATAACAAAGACCTACAATGATGGAGCAAACACTCTAACTTTAGCAGTAGACACAACAACAATCCAGGCTCGTGTAGCAGATGTTTCTGATACAGAAATTGGCTACTTAAATGGAGTTACTTCTGCAATTCAAACTCAGATGGATGCCAAGGCTCCTCTTGCTTCACCAGCCCTAACTGGAGATGCAACAGCAGTTAACTTAACAGTATCAGGTAACTTAACCGTAAACGGAACAACAACAAACCTTAACTCAACAAACCTTGTAGTAGAAGACAAGAACATTGTTCTTGCAGATGTAGAAACACCTACAGACACAACTGCTGATGGTGGCGGTATCACATTAAAAGGTGCAACAGATAAGACACTTAACTGGGTAGATGCTACAGATGCCTGGACTTCATCAGAAGACTTTAATCTATTAACTGGTAAGTCTTATGAAATTGCAGGTACATCAGTTCTTTCTGCAACAACACTTGGTTCTGGAGTTACAACATCTTCTCTTACATCTGTTGGCACAATTGCTACAGGTACATGGAATGGTACAACAATTGCAATTGCAAATGGTGGTACAGGCCAAACTACAGCAATGGCTGCAGCAACAGCACTTCTTCCATCACAAACATCTAACTCAGGAAAGTATCTGACAAACGATGGATCAGGAACACTTTCTTGGGGCACTGTAACAGGCTACTCAGCACCAACACTTGGTTCTACATCAATTGCTTCAGGTGCAACAGTAACAACAATTGCTGCTTTAACACTATCTGGAGCAACACTTACTGGAACACTAACTGCTGGAGGGTCAGCAGGTACAAATGGTCTATATCTTCAGTCAACTGGTTCTGGAGTTAAGTGGGCTTCTGGTGGAGCATCATTTAGTGAATTAATGTTAATTGGTGCATAACACTTTAATTAAATAAAAGTACTCAACCTAAACTTAAGGTTGATAAGTTAAAAACTCCGCATAAAACGGAGTTTTTTTCTTTGTAAATTTATGATATACTTAAGACCACTTTGGAAAACTCAAAGTACTCATCTAGATTTGCTTAGAAAGGTAAATAAATGTCAGAAGTTTTTTCGTTTCGTCTATCAGAAGAATTTGTAAATAAATATAATAATACTCCAGCGCCATTTGGATTTTCAGATGCTGGATCTAACTCATTAGGAGAGATTACATTTATTCGTACATATTCTCGTGTTAAGGAAGACGGTACAAAAGAACGATGGCATGAAGTTTGTCGTCGTGTAATTGAGGGTATGTACTCAGTACAAAAGAATCATGCTAAAGATAATCGTCTACCATGGAACGATAATAAGGCTCAGAAATCTGCTCAAGAAGCATTTCAAAGAATGTTTGAACTAAAGTGGACACCACCAGGTCGTGGCCTTTGGGCATTTGGAACTCCTATGACTATGGAGAAGCGTAACTCAGCATCACTACAAAACTGTGCAATGGTTTCAACAAGAGATATTGATCGTAATGATCCAGGCGCTTTATTTGCTTGGGTAATGGATGCTCTTATGCTGGGTATCGGAGTTGGGTTTGATACCCTTGGACAAGACAAGCAAATGTCTATTTATCCTCCTACTGAACCAGCATCTATTTATGAAATCCCAGATACTCGTGAAGGTTGGGTTGAATCGGTTCGCCTTTTAATTAACTCTTTCCTACGCCAGAATCAACCTATTCAAGAGTTTAACTATGACCTTATCCGTCCTCTAGGAGCCCCTATTAAGGGCTTTGGAGGCGTTGCAAGCGGTCCAGCACCACTTATTGATCTACATACACGTATTCGTAATGTAATTGGCTCTAGGGCTGGAGAACTACTAGATAGCCGTGCCATTGTTGATATTGTTAACCTTATTGGAACATGTGTTGTTTCTGGAAATGTTCGTCGTTCTGCCACTCTTGCACTTGGAACACCAGAAGACGATGGTTTTATTAATCTTAAGAATCCAGAAGTATTTCCAGAAAGAAATTCATACGATCCAGAAAAACCAGGATGGGCTTGGATGTCAAACAATTCTATTTCAGCAACTGTTGGAACAAAGTATGAAGACTATGTAGATTTAATTGCAGATAATGGAGAACCAGGGTTTATCTGGCTAGATGTTGCTAGAGATTACGGTAGATTAAAAGATGCACCAGATTATAAAGATTCTAGAATTATGGGATTCAATCCTTGTGCAGAGCAGCCATTAGAATCATACGAACTATGTACACTTGTAGAAGTGCACTTAAATCGTCATGAATCTAAGGAGGACTTCCTCAAGACATTGAAGTTTGCATATCTATATGGAAAGACTGTAACTCTTATGCCAACACACTGGCAACAGACAAATGGTATTATGCAGAGAAACCGTCGTATTGGAACTTCTCTTACTGGAATTGCTTCCTTTGCTGACAACAGTGGACTTCCAGCCCTGCGTGAGTGGATGGATCAGGGGTATGAAAAGATTCGCCATTATGATCATAAGTACTCTGAATGGCTATGTGTTCGTGAATCAGTTCGTGTAACTACTGTAAAACCATCAGGATCAGTATCTCTTCTTTCTGGTGCTACACCTGGAGTTCACTGGGGTCCTGGAGGAGAATTTTATCTTCGTGCTATTCGTTTTGGCAATACAGATCCAATGCTACATTTATTTA